ACAAACACACTTCACACGTAATTAAGAGCTTAGAGAAACAGTCTAAGAAATTGTCTAAGAAAAGACTGCTTGACGTAGCGACGATCTCATCAAACAATGACAAAGAGATTGGGAAAATAATATACGATACCTATAATAAAGTAGGTCATGACGGACTTGTCACGGTTGAGAACTCACAAGGTCATAACACGTATAGTGAGGTGACAAAGGGGATCCGTGTTGAAAGGGGATATACATCGAACCTCTTTGTGAACAATCAAAAGAAGGACGAGTGTGTGCTTGAGAACGTAAAGGTGCTAGTAGTTGATCAAGAGATTAACAACATACTTAGTATTGAGAAAATATTGAAACCCATTATCAGTAACGGCGACAAACTTCTGATAGTTGGAAATTGCCATAACAATGTCGTCAATACCCTAGCAGCAAATGTCGTTCGTAACGGTTTGAAAATTTGTAACATAATGCCTCCACAGTTTGGTTACAAGCAACACGAACTAATGAGCGACATCGCGCTAGCGGTCGGTGCGAAATACTTCAGCGAGAAAACAGGTGATGACTTGTCGTTGATTAGTATGGAGGACTTGGGTCATGCTGCCAAAGTAATAGTAGGTAGAGACAATACCATCATTATAAGAAACAACAATGAGGTTGAGGAGATACCGCAAAGAGTTGAGGAGTTATGGGAGCAACACAAGCATACAAAAATAAAGTCAGAAAAAGATTTTATCTTGCAACGTATAGCGAGTCTTAGTGGCGGGATCGGTGTAATCTATGTTGGAGGGAACTCTGATGTAGAGCAAAAAGAAAAATTCGACCGCGTTGATGACGCGGTATGTGCAGTGCGTTCCGCACTAGAAGAAGGGATAATAGCTGGGGGTGGAGTACCACTACTAAGATTATCCAAAGAATTGAAAGCTCAGGGTGAAAGTAAAGAGGAATTAGTAGGCGTTAAGATTTTGAAAGACGCTCTTGCAGTTCCTTGCAAACAAATCTTAAGAAACGCTGGGGAAAACGAAGACAATGTCATCAAGTTTTTATTAGATGCAAGAAAAGGTTATGATGTAAAGAATCAAAAATTTGGTGATTTATATAGTATGGGTGTAATAGACCCATTAAAAGTAACAAAGAATGCGCTTATTAATGCTGTATCTGTTGCAACTACAATATTAAGTACGAATGCAATAGTAACATTAGCGAGAACATACGATAATAAATAATAACAAGATGCCAATATATAACGAAATATTCGAGTCATATCGAAGAAAACAAAACGAACTTAACAAAGCTATAGAGATGTTGGAGAAACATGGGTATATAGTTTACAACAAAGAAAGAATGCATGAAACCAGTAAATAAATACATAGTAGTAAGAGAGATAGTAGAGGAATATAAAACAGATTCCGGGTTATTACTATCCTCACAAGATGTAGATACCTATAGATACAAAAAAGGATTAGTATTAAAAGTAGGTAACAATGTAGAGGTCATTAATGAAAATGACGTGATATACTATGATAAAGCTGCAGGACATAAAATATTACTACAAGATGAACCGCTTACGATTATTCAGGAGCGTGATGTTGTAGTTGTTTTGTAGATTCATTTATTTTTTTTATTGCATTACGATATACCTTGTCGGTGTAAGATACATTTTTGTTGAACAGAGGATTTCTTTCTGAAATCTCCTCTCCATTTAACTTTTTATAAATAGTGTCTATAATTCGTCTTGTCTTATAGGTAAGCTCGTAAAGAGTAGCTTGATTGCCTTTTCTTTTTCTCCATACATGAATCCATCCGTCTCTAAGCATTCTATCAAAACGATTCACGTCCCAAGACATCAGCTCTTCGTATTCTTTGAAATCTGTTTTTTTGAATAGTTGCTCACTATAAAGGAACAATAACATTTCAAGATCTGGAGTAGTTAGTCCGTATTTTGCTTTTACCCAATACCTAATTACTCTCCAGTATTTTAAGTAATCATTAGTTGGTTCTTTCCTGTCGTAGTTGTTTCTGATTGTAGATTTAATAGTTGTCAAGATTTATAGTAGATTTAAAATGTTTTAATACAGCGCACTTTTCAAACTCTTCCTTTTCCTCAAAATAATTTATCATATGATTTATATCATCAATGTCAATGTACTCGTTGGTTGGATCGAAAGGCAAAATAACATTATCGAGGAATATAGCAACCTCATCAAAAGAGTGCTTGCCAATTAACAAACTGTAACCAACATCCATTCCGATGTCGTAAGTTTCTAAAAAATCATCCATAAAATAATTGTTATCTTTGTAAAGATATTAATAATTTTAAAATCTTAAAAATGAAACAAGGTTACAACGATAGACTTGACGAGTCAATAGGTGGAAGAGACAAGGGCCCAAAAAAACAATCTATGAAAGATAGAAGAGATGAGAGTAAGGCTATGTCTAAAAAAATGTACGGACACTCTTATGGAGCTGATAGCGGAATGTCATACAGACACAAGATTCCAGCACACGTACACAACGTAAAAGGACACATATCTTCTCTAATCAAGAAGTAATGGCTGGTGGATTTATACAAAAAGCATTTGCACAAGCTAAAAAAAAAGGCACAATAGGTAAATGTTCAGGTAAAAAACTAGGAAGCAAATCATGCCCTAAAGGATCAAAGGCATATAATTTTGCTATGACATTAAAAAAACTTAGAAAAAAGAAATAATTATGGGCAAATTATTAGTTAAATTTGGAATGTGGATTCAAAACACTTGGTGCAAAGCACTTTGTTGTTGGAATGCATTACTAGCAAAGTTGACTGTTCAGGTTGACAGTTGCCCAAATAAATTATGTAAGTGTAAATAAAAATGAGATCAAGAGGATTAGGAGATACTATTTATAAGACGGCTAAAATGATAGGCGCAGACAAGGTTGCTAAAGCATACGAAAAAGTGACAGGTAAACCTTGCGGTTGTCAAGAAAGAAGAGACACGTTAAATAGACTCCACCCTTATAAAAATAAATAAATAAAAAAATGGCGTATCAAAAATTACAAGCGTATAGAGCAGCACAGGTAACACCAAGTGACACTGCTGATATTCCTGCAGTATCAACTGCAACCGGTAAAAATTTCGGTTGTTTATTGTATGTAGGAACAGCAGGCAATGTTAAAATTGAAACAGTTGGTGGAGACGAGGTTACCCTAGTAGGTATCAATACAGGAGCATTCATCCCTGTTCAAGTAAAAAAAGTTTTTGCAACAGGAACTACTGCATCCAACATTTTAGCACTCTGGTAAGATGCCTATATTCATAGACATAGGATTAAATATCGGAAGGAACGTGCAACCTGGATTCCCACCTCCAGGAAGTGATGAAATTATTTCACAACAATCCATACAGATGGTTGACGAAACAAGTAGTGACGATTTAATAACGGAATAAAATGGCAATAAAGTTCTCTCAATTTGTAGTTCAGACTGATGCTTCTACACTTAGTCATATTGTGGGCTATGATGGAGTGGACAATATTCAGATAACTCCAACTAATTTTTTAAATTCCCTTCTAACAGGCACAGCCGGACAAGTATTGTATTACGATACTACGGGAGTAGCTGGAGAAAATGCTTTTTTCTGGGACAATACAAACAAGAGATTAGGTATTGGAACTACTAATCCAATAGAAAAACTTCAAGTTGTTGGCCAGCTTATTTCAAGTGGAAGTAGTAGTACATCCGCAACAACGGGTGTTGAAAGAGCCATTATGGATTTATCAAATTATAGCGCTACTGATCACTCAGCAAGATTTGGACACTTTAGAGGGGTAGAATCAGCAGGAGCTGGTCAATTAAGACTTTATACAGACAGTGTAGAGCGTTTAAGAATAGATGCAAGCGGTAACGTAGGTATTGGAACAGCTACTCCTTCTTCTAAATTAGAAGTAGACGGTGATATGAGCGTTACACCTGGCGGTGTGATTTTATTACCAGACAGTAGTTTTTTGAGATTTGGTACTAGCTCTGACGCTACTATATATCATGACGCTACAGATACTTATTTTAAAAATTTTACTGGAGACTTAATAATACAAAACAATAAAGACGATAAAGACATAATATTTCAAAGTGATAACGGCTCAGGTGGTTTAGATACATACTATCGTATAGATGGAAGCGCGCATGAAAACTCTTTTTTCAAACAAATTCATTTATATGATAATGTAAAAGCTGTTTTTGGTGCTTCTGCTGATTTAAATATTGTTCACGATGGCGCAGATTCTGTTATACAAAACAATACAGGTGATTTAGAAATTCAAAATAGGCAAGACGATGGTGATATTGTGTTTAAGTCAGATGATGGAAGTGGTGGTGTTGCTACATATTTTTATTTAGATGGTGGCCTTGCTTCTGGCGGGTCATTATTTACTCGTTTTCCAGATAATTCAAACATAGGATTTGGTGATAGTAATGATTTAAGAATTTATCACAATGGTATTAATTCTAATATTGAAAATTTTACAGGTAATTTACAGATTATTAATAACAAGGATGATGGTGATATTATTTTTAGAAGCGATAATGGTTCTGGCGGAACTGCAGAATATTACAAAATTGATGGTGGATCAGTTTTAAATATATTTTATAAAGATGTTTTTCTAGGAGATAATGTTAAATCTTTATATGGTAATTCATCAGATTTACAAATATATCACGATTCTGCTAATAGTATTATAAAAAATGATGTAGGTAATCTTACTATAAGAAATGACGCAAATGATAAAGATATTGAACTTGCTTCTGATGACGGCTCGGGTGGAGTTGCTGTATATTTCTATTTAGATGGAAGTGATGTTATGACTAGGTTTGACAAAAGACTTAGAATGTCTGACGCAGTAGGTTTACAACTAGGTTCAGGTGGTAATTTTGAAATGTATCATTTTAATGGTGTTACTACTATGGATAATTTTACAGGTAATTTAAGTATAAGTAATCAAAAAGACGATGGTGATATTATCTTTCAGTGTGATGATGGTTCAGGTGGAGTTACTACTTACTTTTTGTTAGATGGAAGTCTCGCTGATGGCACTAATAAATTTACACGTTTTCCAGACAACAGTAGAGTTGTTTTTGGCACGGCTAGTGATTTACAAATATTTCACAATGGTACAGCTTCTTTTATTAATAATAATACTGGAGATTTAAATATTGCAAATTATGCTAATGATAAAGATATTAGATTCTTCTGTGATGATGGAAGTGGTGGTGTAGTAGAATACTTTAGATTAAGTGGTAGTACAACCAAAATTCAGATAAATAAAGAAATGCAATTCTTTGATAATGTCAATGCAACTTTTGGTAATGCTGCGGACTTAAAAATATATCACGATGGCAATAATAGTTATATTCAAGATTCAGGAACAGGTAGTTTAAAAATACTTGCACAAGATTTTGATTTAACTAACGCGGCGGAATCAGCTTCAATGATTAGAGCTATTGATGGCGCACAAGTTGAATTATATTATGGCGGTTCTAAAAAATTAGAAACAAAAAGCACAGGTATAAATATTCAGGGAGTAACTGAATACGCGAATAACACAGCGGCTGTAGCAGCAGGACTAGTAGTGGGAGATGTTTACAGAACAGGAGACGATTTAAAAATAGTACATTAAGATATGGCAATAAAATTTTCACAATTCGTAGTAGAAACTAGCGCATCAACGATGAGCCATATTGTTGGTTATGATGGGGCGGATAATATACAGATCACACCTAACAATTTCTTTACAAGTTTTGTAACAGGTACAACAGGGCAAGTACCCTTTTTTGGTAGCACAACCTCATTACTTGGTGACGCTGGATTTAATTGGGACAACACAAACAAAAGATTAGGTATTGGAACGAGTAGTCCTAGTGCTAAATTAGAAATAGCAGGAGGTGCTGATAGTATAGTATTAGTTACAGGAACTACAATCGCTTCAAGATTAGACATAAAAACAAATTCACATCATAGATTTTTACAAACAATAGAATCAGATGGTCGATTTAGATTATTTAATCAAGCTACAAATACAGAACAATTAAGCGTATTAAGCGGGGGTAACGTTGGTATCGGAACTACTAGCCCTGGGACAACCCTTGATGTTGCCGGGACACTAGCATCGTCAGGCATCACGCAGTTGGGAACAGGAGGGTCTAACGTTTTACTTACTTCTACAGGCGCAGGAAATGTAGGTATTGGAAATAATAGCCCTAATAGAAAACTAACTGTTTCATCAAGTGGTGTTATTGCCGATTTCATTTCTTCATCAACATCCTCATATGTTGATATTGTAGGTTCAAGCGCACAATTAAGAGCTGGTGTTTTTGGAGGTGTTGTTGGATTTGCTAACGGAACTGGCACTACAGCTGAATTAGCAATAGATACATCAGGAAATGTAGGTATTGGAACTAGTAGTCCTAGTTCTACTTTGACTTTAGGAAATGCCACAGACAACGTTGCTGAATTAAGAGTTTTAAGATCTAACGGTTCTTCTTCGACTTATGCCTCTGTTAACACGATTGGGGGGACAGGTCAATTTGGTTCAAGCGGATCAACAAGAGTCTACAGCACAGGAAACGAAAAATTAAACTTAAGAACTAATGGGTCAGATAGATTAACGATACTTTCCGGCGGTAACGTAGGTATAGGAACTACTTCGCCTACCGCTAGATTAAATGTTAAATCTAGTGGCTCAAATCTTGACGAAATATCTTTAACACATTCGGGTAACACAGTAAATATAGCTTCTCTTGGTCAAGAATCAGGACATGGAAGTTTAGTATTACGAAATAACAGTGGCGCAATACAAACTAGATTAAGTGCTGGTGGCAATAATTCTTATATTTTAAATTCTAATGTAGGTATTGGAACTAGTAGTCCTGTTACTAAATTACAAGTAGATAGCGCATCAGATTTTAGTGTTGCTTTATCTAAAAGAGGTTCAACATCTAGTGCTTTAAAATTTACTTTATCTAATCCTGCCACAACAACTAATACTTGGAAAATAGAACATGATGCTAGCGAGAATTTAAAAATATTTGGTTATAGCGCAGATAATTTGCTTATTTCTACTAACTCTACTGAAAGAATGCGTATTACTAGTGCGGGCAACGTAGGTATTGGAACTACTAGTCCTGATCATAAGCTTGAGGTGCAAGGAGTAATATCAAGTGCAGACGCAGGTTTACAAAAAGCAACTTTTGCAAATGTTGGTAATGATCTAGTTTTAACAGCAAATGCAGATCAAACAAATGTAACAGCTAAGATATTGTTTAATAGCTCCGGGTCAGGAGGTGGCGCTGTATCAACTAAAATGATCATTGATGGTGCTGGTAACGTAGGTATCGGGACTCCTAATCCTGCAGGTAAACTTCATGTAAAAGATGTTGGAGCCATATACACGTCTTTATCTGGTTCTGATTCGACTGTTAATTTTATTGAAAACGGTGGTAATCCATGGCGAATAGGAAACAGATCTTCTGATGATAGTTTTAGATTTTCTCAAAGCTCTACTTCATTAGGTACTAACGTTAGGGTTACATTTGCTGACGGTGGCAACGTAGGTATTGGAACTTCTTCACCAAGTGTTAAAACTCATATACAAGGAGGAAATGCTGTAACAGGAGCATTTTATGATGGCTCAACAGTGTTAGCTGTGGAAGACACAAACCCATATATGCAAATAATTGGGACTGATGGCGGCAATCAAGCATCATCACTTATTCTTACAACTGTTCCCGCAGCAGGAACAGGAAATAATAAACATTGGGCAGTTCAACATAGAGGTACAACACAAAATGGTAATTTCGGTATTTCTTATGATACAACCTCTGCGTCAGGTCAAGATGGTGCTGATGGTACTGATTTATTTGTTATTAACACTACTGGTAACGTAGGTATCGGAACAACTAGCCCAACAGCTAAGTTAACAGTAGTAGGTTTAGCAGAACATGCAGATAACGCTGCGGCAATTAGTGCGGGATTAACGACTGGTGCTTTTTACAGAACCGGTGATTTATTAAAGGTAGTACATTAAGATATGGCAATAAAATTTTCACAATTTATAACACAGACAAGCGCTTCTTCACTTAGCCATATAGTAGGCTATAATGGGGCCGATAATATTCAAATAACTCCCGCAGACTTTTTCACAAGTTTTGTAACGGGTACAGCAGGACAAGTAGCATACTTTGATCCATCAAACAATTTAGCAGGAGAAAATGCTTTTTTCTGGGATAATACAAACAAGAGATTAGGTATTGGAACAAATAGTCCAAATCACAAAATTCATGTGGTAGATGATTCTGTTACAACTGGAACCGGAACACTACTAGAGTTACAAAGTCCACCTATAAATAATGGTGGTAGCTTGAATTTAGATTTCAGAGTTAGTAGTGCTAATACAGATGATAGATATGTTGCTAGGATTTCAGGAATGAGAGAAGGAAATGGAGCATTAAGTCAATTACAATTTTGGACTGAAAGCTCAGGTTTATATCAAAGAATGACTATTACTTCTGAAGGTAACGTAGGTATTGGTACTACTAGTCCATCTTCTAAATTACAAGTATCAGGAACTTTAGATGCAACTGGTATATCACAACTTGGGTCTAGTGGTGCTAATGTATTTTTAACATCTTCTAGCGCAGGAAATGTAGGTGTTGGTACGAGTAGTCCTACAGATAAATTAGATATAGCTGGTGCTGCAAGATTTACCTCTAATATAAGTTTTGATAGCGGAAAAGCTGGTAGAATTTATAAAGCTAGTAATCACGGTTTAGCAATACACGGAGTTACGGGAACTGAAAATGACTTTGCAATGTTTACTCCTACAGGTATGCTTAAAATAGTTGTACCAACTGGAACTAATAATTTAATTTTAAATCGTGATAACGGCAATGTCGGTATTGGAACAACTAGTCCTGATTCTTTATTACACGTTGCTGCAGATGTTAGCAGTGCGAACACAGGTACTATAACAATAGAAGGTAGGCCAACTGGTTTTTTAGGTGATGATATAGCAACAATTGATTTTCAGAATAACGGTAGTAAACGTGCTGATATTAGAATGGAAAGAGGTAATACAGCTACTGATTCTCAACTTGTTTTTTCTACTTCTGACGCAGGTACTCTTAATGATACATTAATAATAAATGAGGCAGGTGACGTAGGTATTGGTATTACTAGTCCTACAGCAAAGTTGCAAATTGCTGCTGATTTTTCTAGCTCACCTCAACCACTTATATTTTTATCTAATAGTGGAGCAAATAACCCTGGTGGAGGTAGTGAAATTATTTTTGGATCATCAACTTCTGCAACTACATCACTTTATAATGCAAAAATACAAGTTATTAGAAGTAGTTTAGATAATGGATCATCGGATTTGTTTTTTCAAACAACCCATGTAGCTACATCTCAATCGCCTAGTACAAAAATGACAATTAAATCTGATGGTAATGTCGGTATTGGAACAACTAGTCCAAATAGAAAATTAACACTAATTGATGATGGCGCAGCTAATGGATCACAAAATATAACCGCACAATTTTCAAATCAAACTTCAGGAGCAACTTCTAGCGCTTTATATATTGGTGCTAGTGCAGGTGCAGATTGGCTTATAGGTAAAAACATATACGGTGTTTCTAGCCAATCATATTTCCAAATAGGTAACCAAGCTGGAACTACACCAGCTTTAACAATAAATCATACAACTAACAACGCAACTTTTACAGGAAGCGCAACTATAAGAAAATCTAGTTTAGGTGGCTCAACACCTATGGCTGATGGAAGTTTAGTTTTGGGTGCAGGGTCAACTGATTATTATAGTTTCAGGTTAGATTCTAATGCTGATTTATATTTAGATAAAATCTTTGGTGGTACTGCTGCTAATGTTTTAAGTATAGATAGAAGTTCTACTAATGGAAATATAACTTTTGCAGGAAATATTGAAGCATTAGGTTTGACTTTTTCAAATGGTGGAGATAGGTCTTTAACAGGTCCACAAAATGAAGATTTAATAATTAATGCTAGACCAAATGACACAACAGAGGGTTTGCATTTACAAATAAATGGCACAGATAAATTATTTATTAAACAAGATGGCTCTTCAACTTTTGCAGGTTTAGTAAAAGCACCTTTTTTTACAACCGATGGTGGTCGTGGATTCAAACAAAATAGTGTAGCTTTTGTAGGCACATATTCAAATGGCGCCGCTGCTAATGGAGCAAATGATTTAGGTAGTACAACAAATAAATGGCGAGATATTTATATATCAGGAGATATTACTTCCTCAGCAGGGGGAGCAACTTTTGCAGATGCTATTAATACAACAGGTAAAGTTAATATTAATATACCAAGTGAGGGAAATTATTTTGAAGGTGGCTCTGCTAGTTTAAGAAGATTAACAATTACAACTGGGACAAACATTTCACCTCACGCATTACATACTTTTAATATTGCATCAAGTAATGGAAAATATAAATTTGATGTTAATGGAACAGAGCAATTTTCTATTGACTCAAGTAACGCAACTTTTGCAGGGAATATAACTGTTAGTACAGCAAGTGCTACGTTAAATTTATTATCAGGCACAAATGGTAATAGTACAATTAATTTTGCGGATCCAGCAGATAACAATGTAGGTCAAATAATATATAGACATAACGGTAATAGCATGGCGTTTGATACTAATGACGTGGAAAGAATGCGTATTGATTCTACAGGAAGTTTATTAGTTAATACAACTACAAATCAAGGTGTTGGTGGTGTTAGTATTGATCCTATCACAGCAGGACTTACAACTATTGTAAGCAATACAAGTAGCTCAGGTGCTGAATTATTTGTCGCAAGATTTAATTCAACTCAAGTAGGTAGTATTACATTAAGTGGTACAACTGGTACTCAATTTAACACATCCTCTGATTATAGATTAAAAGAAGATTTACAAGATTTTGCAGGATTAGATATGATTTCTAAAATACTTGTTTATGACTTTAAATGGAAATCAGATGACAGTAGGTCTTATGGTGTAATGGCTCACGAACTTGAAGAAGTTTTACCTCAAGCAGTTAGTGGAGAAAAAGATGCAGAAGAAATGCAAGGAGTAGATTACAGTAAAATAGTACCACTATTAATTAAATCAATACAAGAGCTTAAGGCAGAAGTAGAAGATTTAAAATCAAAAATATAAAGTATCTTTGTAAATATGAAATACACAACAACAACAACTTGGGGTAATGACTTAGAGGTCGAATACAAATATGTATAAATTAATAAATAGAATTGAACCATGAAATTCTACACTAAGAAAACAACAGAAGAAATTTTAGCTCAAATAGAGATTGATAAAATCAATGCGAAAAGTACAGCTAAAGAAATTGCATCGAAACATTTAGGAAAGCATGCAATTAATTATATAACTATACTCGTTGTAATAGGTGTGGTTAGTTCTCAGTTTTTAGAAGGTGGTGCTTTAACAGCGGTTATTGGATTGGTTTCTACCGCAGCAATGGCTTTGATAGGTATACTCCAACATATTGTTGGCGCTAAAGAAAAAGAGGAGAAGCCAGAACTAGAGATAATAAAAAGTTTGATTAAAGAACTTTCAGACAAGGAAGATGACCCTATGCAGGTAGATGTGACTGACACAGATGTTACAGTAACTAAAGGAGAAAGCAAAGTAACAGCAAGTAAAAAGAAATAACATGGCACAAAAAATAAGCGAAGAAACAGAAGTAAGATTAGATTTAAAAACAATAGGAATTATTGTTGGCGGCGTAATCTCTCTTACTAGCATGTACTTTGTTTTGAAGTCAGATATAGCATTGGCTATGGAAAGACCAGAGCCTGAAGTTTCTAAAATTGAGTGGTCTTATAAAGACGAGCTTGTGCGTTCGGAAATATCTAACACTAATGAAAAGGTGCAAGGTTTAGAAAAATCAGTAGAAGAAATAAAACAACAACTAAATAAAATTGACGAAAGACTATATGAAATTAGCAAACAAAGATGAGATGTGCAATAATTGCCTTTTTCCTGACATGTGTCACTTTTGCTCAAACTGATATTGAAATAATTCAGTTTAGCGCCTCTTTCGTTAAAGATAATGAGATTGAATTAAAAAGTTTTAGATATGATTCTGAAACTATCTATATGTCTGACTCCAAAGACAAATTCAATAAATACAATATTAAATACATACCAACCATTATATTATTTTATAATGACGAAGAATACTATAGGGTAGAGTCAGGCATAAGTTTGAAATTGCCGGATAACTCTATTGAATTAATAGAAAACAAAATAGAAGAAATTATAGAAAGTAAATTTTAAATATGAAACAATTAATAACATTAATATTTATACTATCTACATTAAATGTATCATCACAAGTTATAGATACAGATAAAAAGCTAGAAGATAAGATTGTAAAAAAATATAAAGCAAAAGATTTTTTTAAAAACATTTATAAAGATATTTTTAAATACAGCACTGTTTATGTGGCTGGAAACGTAGACAATCCTAAAGAAAATCCTAAAGATTATTTTGTGCGAACCAACCCCGATGGTAACCTATACACTCCACCCGTCGTAGTTGACGGCACGGACTATTACGACTTTGATTATCGTTATGGTTTTGGAATCCGTAAGTTAGCACGTTTTGATTACGAGATCAAAGGGAAACACTACTACGATGGCACAGAAAACAATATTGGACTATCAGCACCTAACTCACCTGTTGATGGCTTAGAGTACACGATTCATTATGAAAAAGAAAGATCTAGAGACGATGTCTTTACAAATCATAGATATTTCGTTAAACACAGTGGTAAGTATCACATAGCAAAACTAGAAAGTAGAAAGCAAGGAAAAGTAGATTTTAATTACAAGTCGGCAGAGTTAAGAGCAAAACTCCCAATAGGTAAAAAACTTTCTTTATCCGCCGGTGCAATTTACAGGACTCATTTGCGTCCTTATGGATACAACCCGGTAGAAATATGGCTTAATGAAACAGATGAGAATGGATGGCCAATCAACCCTTGGTATTCTTTAGGATTTCAATATGGCTATGATGATATATATTACACACAAGAAGATCAAAATGGCAATGAAATATCAGATTGGTATTGGGTGAATCCTCAAGGTGAGGTTGTGGCTCATACAGATTTAGAATTTAGAGATACAGTATTTGCAGATCTAATGAATAGGTATAATGAGGAGATTTGGAGTGAGCTAGATACATTTGGCGTTGTCAGCCCAATTGTCGGATTTGACGTGTACCACTACAAAAGAAATTTCTGGTTACACGCGTTTGGATCATATTTACTACCTTTTCATAAGTATGTGCAGGGAGACGAATCTTTCAGTTATTTGAATCGAAATAATTGGGGGCTCGGAGGATTAAGAGAAGATGTAGATTTAGAACAATGGGAGGATTGGCAGGCAGGCATTTCATTTGGATGGAAGCTGTCAAAAAATATTGGGGTATTTGTTGAGGGAGAATATACAAGGTTTTGGGATTCTGAAATCTATCAATCTTCTGTAGGTATAAACTTTAGATTATGATGAATAAAATACCTAACGATAAACTCCTTCATTTTTTTTGGGGAGGTATATCTGCTTTCCCCTTAATCTATTTATTCTCTATTTACGGATTTATTTTTTCCTTAACTTTGTATGCAGCAAAAGAAATCATTTATGATTGGCGAATGGGTAAGGGTAATCCAGAGTTTTTAGATTTTGTTTATTCTAGTGTACCTGCGATATTTTATTTAATATTAAAATTAAATTTATGAATAGAATTAGTGATCACATAACGTATGCAGAAGCTATACATTCTAATACGGCTAAAAGAAAGAAGATAGATAACACACCAAACCCCACTCAAATCGCATCAATGGCAACAGTTGCTGAAATGGTTTTTGAGCCTTTAAGGTCTTGGGTTGGTGGGCCGATAAAAGTAAATTCATTTTTCAGGTCACCATCTTTGAATGAAGCTATTGGCGGAGTTAGTTCCAGCCAGCATTGCAAGGGTCAAGCGATTGATTTAGATGATGTTTATGGATACAAATCCAATGCTGAAATGTTCATGTATATACGAGAGAATTTAGACTTTGATCAATTGATATGGGAGTTTGGAACTGATATGAATCCCAACTGGATTCACGTATCATATGTATCAAAAGATGAAAATAGAAACAGATGTTTGAAGGCATATAAAGAAGATGATAAAACTAAATATAAAGTAATATGAGTTCTAAAAAAAAATTTTCTGAAACGAAAGTAGGTTTGTTTTTAAAAAAAACTGCACCAGGTATATTAGATACTGTGGGAGATGTGTTGCCAGATGCAGGAGTTATGGGATTGGTAAAGAATTTAATTAAAAAAGAATCGGATGTAGTTTTGCCAGTTGAGGATAAAGAAAAGGCTATGAAATTATTAGAACTAGATATTATAGAGATGCAGGAAGTTAGTAAAAGATGGACGGCCGATATGTCCAGTACATCTTGGATGGCTCAAAATGTAAGGCCAATGACGCTTATATTTTTTTCAGTAGCATATATAGTTGGGTGGTATGCGGGTTATGAATTAGACAGTGTGGCTGGAGTCCTTTCGCTTATTGTAGGAGCATACTTTGGTTCTAGAGGGATTGAAAAGGTAATGGGTAATAATAAACATAAATAGTAAAATGGCTAGAAGAGTAATAAATCCTATTGAGTACAAAAGAGTAAGAAAAAAAAGACCCGGCATTCACGCTAAGACTAAAATTAGTAAATTAAAAAGTAGTAAATTGTATAAAAAATTAAACATAGGTCAAGGATAATGGCAAAAAAAGGAAGAACAAAAGGAAACAAAATATGTCCAGCTGGAATAGCTTGGGCAAAAAGGACTTTCGATAGATACCCATCAGCTTATGCAAATATGGCTGCGAGTAAATATTGTAAAGACCCCAACTATGCAAAAAAAAGTAAAAAATGATAGATAAGAAAAAATTAAGAACTATTTCAGCAGAATTAAAAAAAGCTTCAGCTCTTCATAAAGGGCAAGCGGCTAAAATTGACAGGATGCTTAAATCACTTAGTAAAAAAAAATAATAAATAACAAGTAAAAAAATAAATCATGAAAATGAAAAAAACGATGCTTAATGCTGTGCAAAAAGTAAAAATGGCAATGGGTAAAAAAATGCCTAAGCTATCTATGGAATATCCAAAAATGAATAAAGGTTTCGATTCACTTCCTTCTGATGTTCAAAATAAGATTATGAAAAAAAAACCTAAAATGACTGAAAAAGGAATGGCTAAAAGAAAAAAAATAATAGCAGGAGTAAGAAAAGAAGGTGAGGCTAAAATAAGCAAAGAGGCAGAAGAAAGAAATAAGCGTATAGGTGGAAGAAGTGGAGTGCGTGAACCCCTGCCGCCTAGGATGGTAATGGCTAAAAAGAAGCCTAAAATGGCAATGAGAAAGAAGAAGCCTAAGATGGCAATGAGAAAGAAAAAGTAATGGCATTTAACTTAAAAAATATTTATGAGGTTTTCGGACACAATAAAGAATTCTCTAACGGGGATAGAATTGTTGTGGAAAAAAAAATGTCTAAAAAAGTTTTAGGTCAAATAAATCCCAACGGTGTAATTGAAATAAATAAAGATGCAACACCTGCAAATAAACGCAGGGCGGTAAAGCATGAGCAAGTTCATTTAGATCAAATTAGATTAGGCTTGTTGCATTTTGATCATAACAATTATCATTATAGAGAAAGCATAACCTCACCAATACAGACAATACCAAGTAGTAAGATTAACACACACGACAGAAGTTTGCCGTGGGAAATAGAAGCACACAATGGGCGAATTAAAAAAATGGGTTAAACAAAAGTGGGTTCGTATTGGAACCGATGGTACAATTAAAGGCCCTTGTGGTACATCTAAAAATAAAAAGAATCCTGACAGGTGCTTACCACTAGCGAAAGCCAGAAGATTAAGTAAAAAACAATTAGCAGCAACAGCTAAGAAAAAAAAGAGACAAGGCAGAGGTCGTCAATTTGTTTCTAATACTAGTGCTGCAAAAGTAAGAAACGCGTAACATGGCAACTAAAAAAAACATGCCTTGTAATAGAGTGAGGCCGTCTACAAGACCAGGTAAAAAGAAAATGGTAAAAGCTTGTGAGGGTGGTAGAGAGAAGTTAATTCACTTTGGAGCTAAGGGTTACGGTCATAATTATTCTGCAGCAGCAAGAAAAAGTTTTAGAGCAAGACATAAGTGCGGAACAGCCAAATCAAAACTAACAGCGAGATATTGGGCGTGTAAAAAATTATGGGCAGGTAAGGGTGGCAGCACCAAATCTTCACCTAAAAATAGACAGGGAAAATATTAGTATCTTTGTAAATATTTAATAATCTAAAAAAACAATCATGGCAATAATTCCGGATGCGCAACAATTCCATACACTGTCATCTACAGTGGATACTACAGAGAGAGGATCAGCATTGGCTAATGCAAGTAGAGAGGTATACACAATGCAAGATATTAAGGAGTCAATATCAGCAATAGATGGTTCAGGTGTACAATACGCTGTTCCTGTATTTACAGATGCAAATACTTTAACTAGCTTACCAATAGGTAGCTCCGGTCAAGTTTTAACTTCAAATGGCTCTGGATCAAACCCTTCATTTCAAGCACTACAAGTAGTTACAAGTGGAGAAACAGCGTCAAACCCTAAATCATTATTTATTGGAACGCTTGCGTACGCTACAGCTTTAGCAGACGCAGATGTTGCAACGTTTCAAGGCAACTTGGCAGTTGGCCCTGGTGCTTTACAGACAAGTGTTCTTTCTAATAATGTAACAGGAATAGGTCTTTTTGCTTTTAGAAATCAAAATCAATCTGGTGGCTTACCTTTTGCAACTGATGTAGACAGTGTAGCAGTAGGATCATACGCTGGATTTCTTCAAACGACTGCATCTAACAACACCTATGTTGGTCATGAAGCAGGATATTCAAACACCACTAGTAGTAACAACACTGCTATGGGTAATGAAGCATTGAAATCAAACAGTGGCGCTTCAAATACAGCTTTAGGAGGCGATGCTTTAAGAAATGCAACTGGTGTTAGTAACCACGTGGCTGTAGGTACAGGGGCTGGATCAAATAAAGCAACTGGAGGTAATTGTATTATTATTGGTAGCCAAGCACAAGCTTCAACTACTAGTATTAGCAATGAAATAACTTTAGGAGATTCTAACATTACATCTTTGAGATGTAATGTGACCTCTATTACATCTTTGTCTGACGAAAGAGATAAAACAGATATAGAAGATTTAGACACAGGATTAGATTTTATAAAATCATTAAAGCCTCGTAAATTTGTATGGGACAATAGACCTGTTGTTGTTAAAGAATTTTATAAAGATGAAGAAAATAATCCTCTAGAACGTGAGGTTGAAGTAACAAGCGTTAAAAAAGGTAGTAAGGATATAGGTTTTATAGCTCAAGAATTAAAAACTATAGATAACGAATGGAGTCAGTTGGTAAATTCTAATAATCCTGATAAATTAGAAGCGAGTTACGGCAGGCTAATTCCAGTGCTTGTAAAAGCTATACAGGACTTATCAGCTGAATTAGATAAAAAACAAGATAAATAAAAAACAAGATAAATAATATACTATGGCTATTATACCTACAGGACAACAATTCCATACACTGTCATCTACGGTAAGCACACTTGAAAGAGGTTCTGCTTTTGCAAATGCAAGCAGAGAATCATTCACAATGCAAGATATAATAGACACTGTGTCAGCAGGCGGTGGGGGATTTCCCTTTTTAATAGACACACAATCTTTATATGCTGGTTTTGTTCCTCAGTTTTTATCAGGAAACCCACAAGGAAACACATTTTTAGGAATCGATACTGGTCAATTTCACACTACAGGTGTGTCTAATACTGCTATAGGCTACAAAGCAATGGTTGGGGGATTTGATGGAGAGGGTGATGAATGTGTGTTTATTGGTTATGAAGCAGGGACAGGCAATAATACTCAAGATAGAAACGTCGGTATTGGGTACCAAGCAGCGCTTTCCCCCTCTGGTAATGATAACGTAGCTGTAGGTTATAACGCTCAATCAGGAAGTTCTAAAAATGTTTCAATAGGTTCACAAGCAGGAGCTAGTTTAAGTAATGGAGGTGAAAATATATTTATGGGAGCAAATGCTGGAGATGCTTTAACATCTGGAGATAGAAACATAGCAATCGGTACTGATGCATTAGGAGCAGCTACTGGATGCAGTGAAAACATAGCTATAGGAGACGATGCTTTAGCTACAAATAATGTATCTGGTAATTGGAATGTAGGTGTAGGAAAAAGTGCTTTAAAAAAATTAACTAGCGGAGAAAGAAATGTCGGTATTGGTGGATATTTTGCTGGTGACGCTTTAACAACGGGGTCGAATAATACAACAGTAGGCTTTTGGAGTTTAAGCGCGGAGCAAACAGGTAGTGGAAACGTTGCGTTAGGTGAAGCTGCATTAAAAAATCAAAATGCTTCAACATCCACCTCCAATGCAAATATAGGTATAGGATACAGCGCTGGAAGTTCTTTATCAACAGGAACTAATAATATCGTTATAGGTACTAATGCTCAAGCTTCAAGTGGCACTGTAACAAATGAAATAACTTTAGGTAATTCTAGCATTACAGTAATAAGGGCAGCTGTAACAAGCATAACTTCTTTATCTGACGAAAGAGATAAAACAGATATACAGGATTTAGATACTGGATTAGATTTCGTGAATGCATTGAAGCCCCGTAAATTTGTATGGGACAATAGAAGTGAAACTGTAACAGAGCAGCAGATTGATGAAAATGGAGATATTACTGACATAGAAAAAGAATTGATAAATTCTAATAGAGGTAAAAAAGACTTTGGATTTATAGCTCAAGAAGTTAAATCATTAGATAATGACACTTTAAGATTAATATACGACGAAAATCCTGACAAACTAGAAATGAGTTATGGAAAATTAGTACCAATATTAGTAAAAGCGATACAGGACTTATCAGCTAAAGTAACAGAATTAGAAAATAAATAAATAATATACTATGGCAATAATACCCACAGGACAACAATTTCACACCCTTTCATCTACGGTAAGCACACTTGAAAGAGGTTCTGCTTTTGCAAATGCAAGCAGAGAATCATTCACAATGCAAGATATAATAGACACTATCTCAGCAACAGGAGGATCAATTGACGGCTCCGGTACAGCTAGAACAATTCCTTTTTTTACAGATGCAAATACTATTGGTGATTCACCTTTAATAGTAAACACTTTTGTCCCTGGTGATGGTTTAGCGCAAATAAAATTTACTGACGGGTATAGGTTTATTATAAATAGGCCAGCAACTGTAACTAGTGGGGATATGGAATACGCAATTACTCAAGATGATGTTAATAAGGTTTCATTCGGCTGGGATGATGACGGGGGAGGTTTTGGATTTTTATATAACTGGTCTGGAGATGGCTGGAGAATGGGAGCTGCTGGAAACAATCCTATGCTTGAACTTGTTACAACTTCAGGATCAGAAAGTGTAAACTTGCATAAACAGGTTAAATTTATAGATTATGGAAGTGGTACTTATACAGGCACAGCAGCTTATACTCTAGCAGTTGATGCTAGCGGTAATGTAATAGAAGAAACTGCTGGAGGCGCCGGAGTTCCTTTTATTTTAGGGGGAACAAATTTTACAGACTCTCTTAAAGTTGGAGATACTACTACCGGTGTTTTAAGTGCTGCACAGTATAATGTAGGAGTAGGTGTTGCCTCTTTAGATGCTATCACAAGTGCCGATAGTTGTACGGCGGTAGGGTGGAGCAGTCTTGGTAATCTTACATCAGGACAAGACAATACAGCTATGGGTAGTTTAGCAGGTGGCGGTATAAGTTCAGGACAGAACAATGTAAATATTGGAGCAAAATCATGTCAAAGTGGTAATATAAATTTTAGCACAGGTGTGGGAGCTAGAACTTTGAGGTTTGGAGCAGTAGGAGCAGATAATAATGTAGCAGTAGGATTTAGCGCAGGTATACAAACGGAAGGAGCTCAAAACACAATGTTAGGAGCCCAAGCTGGAGGTAATTTAACTACAGGGGCTAACAATACAATTGTGGGATATAACGCAGAGCCATCATCCGCTACAGTGTCCAATGAAATAACTTTAGGTAATTCAAGTGTTTCTGTCATAAGGGCAGCTGTAACAAGTATAACTTCATTATCAGATGAAAGAGATAAAAAAGATATAAAAGACATTACATACGGATTAGATTTTGTAAGTAAACTACAACCAAGAGAATTTGTATGGGATAACAGAGTAGAAAAAAGAGTTGTATTAGATGACGAGGGTAATGTAGAAAGTGAAATAGAGCATTACAGTGATAACAAAAACAAAAAAGATTTTGGGTTTATCGCACAAGAAGTTCAGGCTCATGATGACGATACCTTAAGATTAATATATGATGCCAATCCTGATAAATTAGAAATGAGTTATGGAAAATTAGTACCAATATTAGTAAAAGCTATTCAAGAATTAAAAGCTGAACTAGATTTGTTAAAATAAATAATAATATATAAATTTGAAAAACATTAATATTAAAATTAAATAAAATGAGTGAACAAGTAAGAAAAGTAAGTGAAGAACATTTAAGTAAACTTCAAGAATTAAACCAACAATTCACCACCATGCACCAACAAGTTGCTGAGTTAGAAGTAAGGAAATTCCAGGTAGTAGCTGGTATTGAAACTTTAAGAGCTGAGTTTAAAACTTTTGAAGGCGAGTTAATTAAAGAATACGGAGACAACGTAGTCATTAATTTACAAACTGGTGAAATAAAAGACAAACCAGAAGATGGCGAAAATAAGTAATATAACAGCATATCCTACAATCAGTAATCTAAATGGAAGCGATTATTTAATCATAACAGATGCAAATAATTCATTAGCAACTAAAACCGTAACCCTTTCACAAGTTCAAAGTTTTTTAGGTCTAGCTTCGGATTCTCCTGTAATAGCAAATGTTTCTGTAAGCAGCGCAACCTTATTAACATTAGCTACTACTCCAGCAACTCTAGTTGCAGCACCAGGATTAGGAAAGGTTCTTGATATAATAAGCATAATGTGTTATATGGACGCAGGGGCAACTCCTTATGATTTCACACCTAGCTTGCCAGTTAAAATAGGTTCTGAAACGATAGGATCGGTTTCAAATGGCGCAACAGCTATGAATACAGCGGTGGACGCAGTTTTTAAACCTGAGACTCCTAATTCCTCTACAGAAATTATAGCGCAAAACACTGCGTTAACTTTACACGCTGGTGGAAGTAATCCTACACAGGGTACAGGAGTTTTATATGTAAATGTATACTACAGGGTGTTAACTGTCGGTTCAAGCTTCTAATCAAAATGGATATTAGGAAGATTTCAATAGGCTCGGACTATAAGTCTAGCGCTATGCATTATCTTGTGGGTCAATCAATATTAGGCGGCTCGTATACTATTCATTTAATTCAATACGAAAGCAGTAGTGATTCAATAAAAATATGGATAGAAAGGCAAAATGAAATATTGCTATGGAAAGAGTTTAACTCTAACATGCCTATATCTATAGAATATAATATTAATTTTTAATGAAATCCCCACACTATTTTATCGTAAAACCTTTGAAGGGTAGAAGGTATGATAATATAAAAAAAATAGGTGGAATAGATTTTTACACTAGCGTATCTCAGGAAGATCATACGGCTACAAACAGATTTGCAGAAGTTGTAAGCACCCCTTTAAATTACAAAGGCGATATAGATAAGGGGGATATTCTGCTAGTTCATCATAATGTATTTAAGATATATTATGACATGAAGGGTAGGGAGAAAAGCGGTAGAAGTTTTTTCAAAGAGGATTTGTTTTTTATAGACTATGATCAGTTTTATATGTATTGCAAAAATAATAAATGGAAAACTCATTCAAAGTATTGTTTTATAAAACCTGTTTCAGTTCGTGAATCCATAATCATGAAGCCAGTTGAAGAAGAACCATTAGTGGGTATTGTTAAATATACTAATCCAATATTGACAAAACTAGGCGTAAAAGAAAATGATGAAGTGGTGTTTGAGCCAGAATGCGAATATCCATTTTACATAAATGGAGAGAAGCTCTACAGGATGTTTTGGAATAATATAACTATGGTATTATGAAGTCATCAGAAGATTTAAAGTTAGATATAATTAGCGCAGGAAGAGAGGCTGTAGCTCAACTTATTAAAGTTGCTAAAGAAGATATAATTAAGTACGATAAAGATGATGAGTTGGCGGCAGATAGATTAAAAAATGCAGCGGCTACAAAAAAGCTAGCTATATTCGATGCATTTGAAATACTAACCAGAATTGAATTAGAAAAAGATTTGTTGAACGGAGTGGAAAAAGAAGAGGAAAAATCAAGACAGGGGTTTGCAGAAAGAAGGTCAAAATAAATTATACAAAGTAGTTGATAATCATATATCTAAGCAGTCTATGCTTAAGATGAATCAAAATAAATCTTGGCAATATGGATACAATCCAAAACACGATTTAGTTGTAATTAGTAAAGACGGCACCATAGGTGAAATTTATAATATAAATGGTTTACTAATAGGATTACCTAAAGCGCCTAAAAACATACATAAAAATTCAAAAAAATCAGTCGATCAATATTGGCTTGCATTTAAATATCCTAAATCATTATCTCGAATAAATTCAATATTTCAATGGCATGAAATGAGTAGTGAATTTAAAAATGAATGGGTAAATTATATAGAGTCTGAGTTTGATAGAAGGGAAGAAGGTTTTTGGTTTTATAATAATGGCACGCCTACATATATTACAGGCACGCACTACATGTATTTACAGTGGACTAAAATAGATATAGGAAAGCCAGAGTTTAGGGAAGCCAATAGAATATTTTATATATTTTGGGAGGCGTGTAAAGCAGACAAAAGAAGTTTTGGAATGTGTTACCTTAAAATTAGACGTTCGGGGTTTTCTTTTATGGGGTCTTGTGAAGCTGTTAATACCGCTACAATTAGCAAGGACGCAAGAGTGGGTATACTATCTAAAACAGGATCCGATGCAAAAAAAATGTTTACTGACAAAGTAGTGCCCATCTCCAACAACTATCCTTTCTTTTTCAAGCCTATACAGGATGGTATGGATAGACCTAAAACAGAATTGGCTTACAGGGTGCCCGCTTCTAAGATAACAAAAAAGAATATGTTTGAAACAGAAGATGAAGAGCTGGAGGGGTTAGATACAACTATCGACTGGAAAAATACTGCAGATAACAGTTATGATGGTGAGAAACTAAAATTACTAATTCATGATGAATCAGGTAAATGGCTCAAGCCAGATAACATTATAAATAACTGGAATGTTACTAAAACTTGTTTAAGATTAGGTAGTAAAGTTATAGGAAAATGTATGATGGGCTCCACTTCAAACGCCTTGGATAAGGGGGGTGAAAATTTTAAAAAACTATTCTACAATTCAGATGTAACTAAGAGAAATCAAAACGGTCAAACAAAAAGTGGATTATACAATTTGTTCATACCTATGGAATGGAACTTTGAAGGCTATATAGATAAGTATGGCATGCCAGTATTTAATACACCTGACACGGGAGTAGAGGGTTCGGATGGTGAATTAATATATCAAGGCGCATTAAATTATTGGGAAAATGAAGTTGAGTCTTTAAAAAAAGATCCAGATGTATTAAATGAATTTTACAGGCAGTTTCCAAGAACAGACTCTCATGCGTTTAGAGACGAGAGTAAGCAATCTTTATTTAATCTAACTAAAATTTATCAGCAAATAGATTACAATGATTCTTTAATTAAAGAGCACTATTTAACAAGAGGTAGATTTAGTTGGAAGGATGGAATAAAAGACACTAAGGTAGTTTGGTCACCTGACAATAGAGGTAGGTTTTTAGTATCATGGATACCAGAAAAGAACTTACAAAACTGTAGGGTGAATCAAAATGGAAAGTATCTCCCAGGTAACGAACACTTAGGTAGCTTTGGTTGTGATTCCTATGATATATCCGGAACAGTTGGTGGTGGAGGATCAAACGGCGCTTTACATGGACTAACAAAATTCAATATGGATAACGCTCCTAGTAATGAATTTTTTTTAGAATACGTAGCTAGACCTCAAACAGCAGAATTATTTTTTGAAGATGTTTTAATGGCTTGTGTTTTTTATGGAATGCCTATATTAGTAGAAAATAACAAACCGAGATTGTTGTATCATTTCAAAAACAGAGGTTATAGAAAATATTGTATGAATCGACCAGATAAAGTATACAACAAACTTTCTAAGTCTGAAAAAGAAATAGGAGGTATACCTAATTCCTCCGAAGAGGTAAAGCAAGCTCATGCAAGTGCGATTGAAAGTTATATAGAAAAACATGTAGGGATGGATATGGATGGTATGTTTAGAGAAAAATTAGACATGGGTTCTATGTATTTTAACAGAACTTTAGAGGATTGGGCAAGGTTTAATATTAATAACCGAACTAAGTTTGATGCAACTATTAGCTCTGGGTTAGCTATTATGGCTAATCAAAAGCACTTATATACACCACAAAAAAAAGAGTCAAAAATAAAGATTAACTTTGCAAGGTATAATAATAAAGGATTATATAGCGAAATACGCAATTAATGGTAGATGTTAAAATTGATATAAACCCAGTTGGGTTTCCGGATTTATTTGTTTCTGATAGTGAAAAAGATACAGTAGAGTATGGATTGCAAATTGGACAGGCAATTCAGTACGAATGGTTTCGTAAAGATAGTAGCACTTGTAGGTTTTATTCTCAATGGAGAGATTACCATAGACTACGACTTTATGCTAGAGGCGAACAGTCAGTTCAGAAATATAAAAATGAATTAGCAATTGATGGAGATTTAAGTTATTTAAACTTAGATTGGACTCCAGTTCCTATCATTCCAAAGTTTGTAGACATTGTTGTAAATGGTATGTCGGACAGATTATTTAAGGTACAAGCGTATGCTCAAGATGCCTTGTCTGCAGAAAAAAGATCTTCCTTTCAAGACATGATCGAATCAGACATGGTTGCTAAACCTATACTTTCTCAAATACAAAAAGGCTTTGGAGTAAATCCTTTTGCTACTGATCCTGATGAACTTCCAAACAATGATGAAGAACTGGCTTTATACATGCAATTAAATTACAAGCCAGGGATAGAGATAGCTGAAGAAGAGGCTATAAATACTTTGTTTGAAGAAAATCATTATTCACATATTAGAAGACGCGTTGATTATGACATTACAGTATTAGGTATTGGAATTACTAAACAGTATTTTTTACCGGGTGAGGGTGTAAAAATAGATTATGTGGATCCTGCAAATGTAGTGTACAGTTATACTGAAGACCCTTACTTCAAAGATTGTTTTTATTGGGGTGAAATAAAAACTGTTCCAATGACTGAGCTTCCTAAAATAGACCCTACGTTGACAAATGAAGATTTAGAGGAGATAGCAAAATATAGTCAAGCTTGGTATGATTATTATAATGTAGCTCAGTTTTATGAAAACAGTGTTTTTTATAGAGACACAGCAACCTTGTTATACTTTAATTATAAAACTACAAATTCAATAGTATACAAAAAGAAAAAATTAGACGGTGGAGGCGCTAGGGTTATTGAGAAAAACGATGAGTTCAACCCTCCAGAAGAAATGATGGAAGAAGGCAACTTTGAAAAAGTTGAAAAGAAAATTGATGTTTGGTATGAGGGTGTTATGGTAATGGGTACAAACATAGTGTTACAGTGGAAAAAAATGGAGAACATGGTTAGACCTCAATCGGCTTCTCAACACGCTATGCCTAATTACATCGCTTGTGCCCCAAGAATGTATAAGGGAATTATAGAGTCTTTGGTAAGACGTATGATTACGTTTGCTGATTTAATACAGATGACTCACTTAAAATTACAACAGGTAATTGCTAGAACTGTGCCAGATGGTGTGTTCATTGATGCAGATGGATTAAATGAGGTTGATTTAGGAACAGGAAACGCTTATAACCCACAAGACGCATTAAGGTTGTATTTTCAAACAGGTTCTGTAATAGGAAGAAGTTACACTCAAGATGGGGAGTTTAATAATGCTAGAGTGCCAATACAGCAATTAACAGCTAGTAGTGGTCAGGGAAAAATAAATAGTTTGGTTGGTACGTACAATCATTATATGGATATGTTAAGAAGTGTAACCGGATTGAATGAAGCGAGAGACGGAACTAAGCCAGATCCTTATGCGTTAGTAGGTGTTCAAAAATTAGCAGCATTAAATTCAAATACTGCAACTAGACATATTCTACAAGGTAGCTTATATATTACGCAAACATTAGCTGAAGCCCTGTCTATTAGAGTAGCTGATATTTTACAATATGCAGAATTCAAAGAAGAGTTTAAAATGCAGATAGGTAAATATAATGTAGGAATCCTGGAGGAGATAAATGATTTATACATATATGACTTTGGTATATTTATAGAGGTTGCTCCTGACGAAGAAGAGAAAGCTCAATTAGAGCAAAACATTCAGATGGCATTATCTAAAAACGATATTAACTTAGAAGATGCAATAGATATAAGAGAGCTTAAAAACATAAAGTTAGCTAATCAATTACTAAAAGTAAAAAGACAAAAGAAACAAGAAAAAGATCAGCAGTTTGCCATGACTCAAAAACAAATGGATGCGCAGACAAAAATGCAGGTTCAACAAATGCAGGCCGAACAAGAAATGAGAAAGATACAAATGGAAGGTCAAATGCAAATGCAAGCTAAACAGGCTGAAGTAGCTTTTGATATAGAGAAGTTGAAAAACGAAGCAATGTTAAAACGTGAGTTGATGCAAGTAGAGTTCGATTTCAACATGCAGTTAAAGGGTAGAGAAGAGCAGGCTATAGATAAAAGAGAACAGGAAAGGGAAAAAGCTAAAAACAAACGAATTAGTCAAGCTAACACTGAGCAGTCACAATTGATTCAGCAAAGAAAAAACAATCTACCGCCGATTAGCTTTGAATCAAATGAAGATACACTGGATGGATTTGACTTAGCAGAATTCGAGCCTAGATAATGTTTGATAATTTTAATATTGAGAAATACAAGCAAATTAGTTTCCCTAAAGACAACTCCTTAAGAACATTGGGCGAAATAAAAAAATTAAAACTAATGCCATTAAATAAAGTTTTGCCATTTAAATATGACGATATAGGTAATGTATTTCAAAATATTTTTTCACACCGAGCAGAATCTTTTCCATACAGGGTGGTGCAAAAATTGATAGAAGAATCTGAGCCTGTAATTAAAAAAATAAAAAACTATCATAATAGACCAAGGCCTAATGTAAATGCAAAAAAATTTAAGATTGATTTAGATTATTTAAAAATGAAAAGTGCACAAACGCCAGCATTTCCATCAGGTCACTCAGCGCAATCAAAATTAGTGGCATTAGCATTAACAGATATTTACCCTCATTTAAAAAGAGAATTTGATAAAGCCGCTGAAAATATATCTAATAGTAGAATAGTTGCAAGAGTGCATTATGAATCAGATAAAACAGTGGGGGAAAAATTAGGAGTAGATCTTTATAACCATATAAAGCATCTTAAATATATTTAGAATTATTGTTTAACTTTGTAAAAATTAAATCAAATGGAAATAAAAGTAAGAGATTTAGGTGAAATAGAATCTAAGTCAACACAAGAAATCGAAAAACAACTATTGGAGAAACACGAAGCTCAACAAGAGTCGATGGATAATCCAAAGCCACAAGACGAGGTTCAACGAGTAAACCTCCAAGAGACTCCAAAGGAAACTCCCAAGGAAGAAAAAGTGGTTGAAGAAAAAATTGAAGAACCTGTTGTAGAAGCACCTAGTGAGCCTACACCAGAGATGTCTGAAAATGACGTTCTTTCATATATTGCAAACAAGTATGGCGAAGAAGTAAGTTCGCTAGACGACTTCATTGTAAAGCGAAGTTCATCTGAAGAATTACCGGAGGATGTAAAAGCTTACTTTGATTATAAAAAAGAAACAGGAAGAGGAATAGATGATTTTGTTAGATTACAACAAGATTATGATTCAATGAATCCTGATTCTTTGATTGCTAATTATTATTCTGCAACAGAAGAAGGATTAGATTCAGAGGATATTAAATATCTAATGGATGATAAATTTGGATTTGATGAAGAATTAGATGATGAAAAAGAAAAAAAGAAAAAACAATTAGCAAAAAAAAGAGAGCTATCTAAAGCTAAGAAATACTTTAAAGAGCAAAAAGAAAAATACAAACTACCTCTTGAGTCAAGAGAAGTTGTTTCTGAAAGCAATAAAAAGGAAGTCGAAGCTTATAGAAAGTACATAGAGGAAAATGCTGCGTATGAAAAAGATGCAGCGCAGAAGCTACAGTGGTTCAAAGAAGAAACTAATAAAGTCTTTAATAAAGATTTCAAAGGTTTTGAGTTTGTTATTAACGAAAAGAAAATTTCTTATTTACCTGGGTCTGTAGAGGAGGTTAAAAATAGTCAATCAAGTATCGAAAATTTTATTGGAAGATATGTTGACGATAAAGGATTGGTTAAAAACACCTCGCAGTATCATAGGGCTTTATCTATGGCAATGAATCCGGACAAGTACGCCAAGTTCTTTTACGAGCAAGGCAAGGCGGATGCAGTAGACAGTATATCTAAAAAAACAAAAAATATAAATATGGATGTAAGGTCTGCTCCACAAGTCACATCAAAATCTGGATTTAAAGTAAGATCATTAAATCAAGACTCAGGTCGAGGTTTGAAGATCAGGAGTATAAAAAAAAGTAATTAATAACAATTTAAAAATTAAAAATTATGGCTGGTTCAGTTAAAGCTACTCCTACTTTTGCATTACAACCTAGTGCAGAAAGAGTAGCCGTACAATCAAACTATATAACTAACTTTAACTTCTTAAATCAGTATCTACCGGATACTTATGAAAAGGAGTTTGAGAGATACGGGAATAGAACAGTGGCATCATTCTTAAGAATGGTAGGCGCTGAAATGCCTTCTAACTCTGACCTTATCAAATGGGCGGAGCAAGGAAGATTACACACTAAATACACTAACGTTACTTCAGGTGCGGCAGCAGCTCAAGACGTAGCTACATTAACAGTTAATGACGCACTTGTACCAGGTACAGGCGGAATTGCTATTAGAGTAGGTCAAACATTTATGTTATCTGACAGTTCAATTGGTTCTACTAACAGCAACAAAGGTATCGTTACTGCAGTAAACTATGGTGCAGGTACTATTGATGTTGCATACTATGAAGCAGGTGGTCAGACAATGGCTGCAGGTGTACAGTGTTCATTATTTATCTATGGTTCTGAATTCCAAAAAGGTTCAGTTGCTATGGCTAATTCATTAGAGGCTGATGACGTGATCTTCAGCAATAGCCCAATTATCATTAAAGATCTTTACGAAGTATCTGGTTCTGATATGGCGCAAATCGGATGGATTGAAGTAACTACTGAAAATGGAGCTACAGGATACCTATGGTATTTAAAATCAGAGCATGAAACAAGACTAAGATTTGAAGATTACCTAGAGACAGCAATGGTGGAAGCAGTTCCAGCAGAAGCAGGTTCTGGTGTGGCAGCTATCGCGGCTGGTGTAGCATCAGGTACAGGTAACAAAGGATCTGAAGGATTATTTTATGTATTAGGTCAAAGAGGAAATGTATGGGGCGGTGGAATTCCAGCGGCTTTAGCAGACTTTGACGCTGTTATTCAGAGATTAGATAAGCAAGGTGCTATCGAAGAAAATGTATTATTCGTGAACAGAGAGTTTTCTTTTGACATTGATGATATGTTAGCTGCACAGAATTCATACGGTGCAGGTGGTAGTTCTTACGGATTATTTGATAATGACGAAGAAATGGCATTGAATTTAGGATTCTCTGGGTTCAGAAGAGGTTATGACTTCTACAAAACAGATTGGAAATACCTTAACGATCCTACTATGAGAGGAGATATTGTTGGAGGAAAAATCAACGGTGTACTTGTACCTGCTGGTTCTACTTCAGTATATGATCAAATCTTAGGTAAGAACGCTAAGAGACCATTCTTACACGTAAGATATAGAGCTTCTGAAACTGAAGATAGAAGATACAAAACATGGATTACTGGTTCTGCTGGTGGCGCTGCTACTTCAGGAACTGACGTAATGCAGGTTAACTTCTTATCAGAAAGAGCGCTTTGTACTTTAGGTGCAAACAACTTCTTCTTATTCCAAAATGCATAATAAGTAGTTTAATAATATCAGGGGGTGATTTTCACCCCCTAGATATTTTACATAAATTTTAAATTAAATCAAATGAAAAAAATAAAAAAAGTATACGAAGATAAAGTATACAGACTTAGAAGGGATGCAGCACCTCTTTCTTACATGCTGTCAACTAAACACACTAAAAGAAAAGCATTATTATATTTTGACGAAGAGACGGGAGTCAATAGAGCTTTGCGTTATGCTAGAAATCAAAAATCAGTTTTTGAAGATGAGCAAGATGGCAACGCCATATTAGAGCCTATAATTTTTGAAGAAGGAATGCTTAGAGTCGCAAGACAAAACCAAATACTACAAGAGTTTCTTTCATTACATCCAGGTAATGGTAATATTTTTTATGAAGTAAATAATGAAAAAGACGCAAATGCTGACATGGAAGCTATGAACTTTGAATTAGAAGCTCAGGTCGCTGCACGCGATTTAAGCCTATCTAAGCTCGAAAGTATCTCTAGGGTTATATTAGGGGTAAGAGCGGATAAAATGACGACAGCGGAGCTTAAAAGAGATATTATGATATTTGCTAGAAGAGATCCTCAAGAATTTTTAGATCTTATAAATGATCCTATGGTTGAACTACAGGATGAAGTGGTTAGATTTTTTAGTGCCACTTTGCTTCAAATGAGAAATAAAAATAGAGATGTGTATTTTAATTTAAAGAAAAATAAAACTAAAATGCTTACTGTTCCTCATGGGGAAGAGCCATCTTATATTGTAGCGTCATATTTTCAAACAGATGAAGGAGTAGAATCTTACAAGTTGTTAAAGAAAATGTTAGACAAATAAAGGAGTATATCCTCGAATAAATCAAATCGTCTTTTTTTTATGTATCTTTGTATAAACACGTGATACGATGATAAACGAAGTACGAAATGCAGTCATGGCTGTAATAAATAAAAATAACTACGGATATATTTCTCCCAGTGATTTTAATTTATTTGCAGAGCAAGCTCAACTTGATATATTCGAGGATTATTTCTATTTATATAACAATCAGCTAAATGCTGAGGTGATGCGTAAATCCGGAACGGGATATGCAAATATCACTAAAGGTATTATTGAAGTTATAGATAGTTTTTCTGTTAACACATTTTTAACTCAAGCTAACGCCAACACCTACACATTACCTAGTGATTATTATTTAGTAGATAAAATATTTTACTACTCAAACGTACTAACGTCAGGGGTTTCAGACACCTCTGGTGCATTTGATCTTACAGATATTAATCAGACTTTTAAAAGTACAGTTCAGGTTGGAAACCTAGTGGTTAACACGACAGACAAAACACAAGCTTTTGTTACAATAGTTGCAAGCGACAAACAAATTCGTTTAAGTGAAGATATTTTAAGCACTGCAGGAAAAAATTATGTTATTTACTCAAACACTCACATAAGAGAAGTAGAAAGAGTTACACAAAATAAAATATTTTATCTAACCAATTCTAATATTGCTGCTCCTACTACTATGTTCCCAGCATATGTATTAGATAGTGCAACTGGAACGGCATTAGGGAATACAGTTACCGTTTACCCTACAACTATCACTGGAGCAGCGGATATACATGCACAATATGTCAGGTATCCATTAGCGCCGAAATGGACGTTTACTACTTTATCAGGAGGTGAGCCAGTGTTTAATGCGTCTGCAGCAGACTACCAAGATTTTGAACTACCTACCTCAGACATGAATGGCTTAGTAAATAAAATATTACAATACGCAGGCGTCTCAATAAGAGAGGTAGATGTAGCTAAGTTTGGGCAATCATTAGAATCAGAAGATAGATTAACAGAAACCACACAATAAGATTATGGCATACTTAACAGGTTATCAATATTATGAAAATTCAGGAACCGCTCCTACAAATCAAAACTGGGGTAGCTATCAATATGTTTCATTGGAAGATATTGTAAACAACTTCATGCTTATATACAATGACAATCTTCAGCTTATTAATAATGTTACTAGGTATCAAGTTTTGTTTTTTGCAAAACGAGCTATTCAAGAATTAAATTACGATGCATTCAAAGAAGTAAAAGTTTTAGAGCTAGATGTTAGTGATCAACTACGTTTTGTTTTACCACCAGATTTTGTAAACTACGTAAGAATATCAATGTTTAAAGATGGAATGCTTTATCCATTAAGTGAGAACATACAAATTAACTCAGCCACAAGTTATCTGCAGGATAACAATTGTGATATTTTATTTGATGTAAATGGAAATATTTTGCAAGCTGAATTTTCTACAGTAGATAGAGAAAGAATTGCTGGTACAAAAAAATCAATCTACTTAGGTCACGGCCCTTACAACGGAAGAGAAGGGTTCTGCGTGGATGGATGCTGGTATTTTAACTACAGAATTGGAGCTAGATTTGGATTGAATACTGAAACAGCAAACATAAATCCAACATATAGAATAGATAAAAAAGCAGGTGTAATTAATTTTAGTTCAGGTATGGCTAATCAATTATGTGTACTAGAGTATGTTTCTGATGGAATGGAAAACGGAGATGACAGCGCTGTGAGTGTTAACAAATTATTTGAAGACTATATATATGCATATATTAAATACGCTATATTGAATTCAAAGCTAGGAGTACAAGAGTATATAGTTAATAGAGTAAGAAAAGATAAATCAGCTCTTCTAAGAAATGCAAAAATTCGCCTAAGCGACATACATCCAGGTAGGCTTTTAATGAATCTTAGAGGTCAAGCAAAGTGGATTAAATGACAGTAATACAAACTAATTTTATTAAAGGCCGAATGAATAAATCGGTCGATGAAAGATTACTTCCGCCGGGAGAATATGTAGATGCACTGAATGTAAGGCTTGGGTCTACTGAAGATACAGAAATAGGTTCTGTAGAAAATTCCAAAGGAAACTCTATATTAGCTACTCTCTCTTATAATGGAGTGAACTTAGATCCTCAGGTTACGGATACAAGATGCATTGGAACCTTGGAGGATGGAGTAAATAACACGATTTATTGGTTTGTTCACTCGATAGACAAAACACTAACTATATTGCCAACAGGGAAAGCTGACATGATTGTGTCATACAATGTGATAAACAATAACTTAATATACCATGTAATATCTACAAGTGTTTTAAATTTTGATTCTTCGTATTTGATTAACGCAGTAAATAAAATTGACAACCTTTTGTTTTTTACAGATAATATAAACCCTCCTAGGTGTATTAATGTAGAAAGAACTTATTTGCCGCCAACCGCTTTGAATGTAGATCAAATTACAGCCGCAGAATTAAATGTTATCAAGGCGCCACCAATGAGCGCCCCTACTGTAAATCTTTTGCAGTCAGGACAAGAAGAAAATTTTCTTAAAAAAAACATAATTAGTTTTGCTTACAGGTATCAATACTTAGACAACGAATACTCCGCTATATCTCAATTTAGTGACATCGCTTTTGTGCCTGACTTTTTTAGTTTAAATACCAGTGATTTATCTAATTCAGGGATGCAGAACGTGTTCAATACCGCAGAGATTTCATTTAATACAGGAAGTAAATTAGTCAAAGAAATAGATTTGCTGTTTAAATATGCAAATCAACCCGGTGTGTATGTTATTGAAAAATTTAACAAAGGTATTTTAGGGTGGTCTAATAATATAACTAGAACACAAAGTTTTAGACACAACCAAATATATACTGCATTAGCCGACAATCAACTAACAAGACTATTTGACAATGTTCCTAGAACAGCTAAGTCACAAACGATTATGGCCAATAGATTGATGTACGGTAATTATGTTGATGGATACAATGTAAATAGCCAGCTGAATTATACCGTTGCATTAAACAGAGAGTTAATTAATCTAAATGAATTTACAGGCGTATTGTCAAATGGCGCTTATACTATAGACATTAGCAAAACAATAACTAATTCAGTTGTCACATTTGATTACACAGATATTGATAGTCCAGACTCATTAAAGAAAGATTCCCAAATCGGTTTTCAATTTAATTTTAGATCAGCTGATTTTGATGCGCCGGGCGGAGGGGCTCCCCCAGGTACACCGAATCAAGGTTTAACTGAAATTACTTTTACCATTACACTTAATCAAGACTACAATAGTATTTATGACTTCTTTAATGGAACTTTTGTAGCCCAGCAAGTAAGCTCAGGGGTTGCAGGCCCATTTATGACTAACAATCCTTGTAACGAAACTACCTTTACAGATATTTTAAATTGCGCTATTGCAGATCAATCTTCATTCTTACACTCATATTCTGGTATAGACAATAGAGATGAGGGTATAAAAATTACAACCAGTCCGGGTAGCTCATCAGTTAGTTTACAATTAGTAGCGGCTGAATTTGACGACTCTTCATCGGGTGCCGCAACTACTGATATGTATGGGTACTATCAATTTACAGCTGCACAATCAGATTACTCTTCAAAAGGAAATAGAAAAAGTCTACATAGCAATAGAAATTATGATGTGGGAATAGTGTACATGGATGAATATTTAAGAAGCACCACAGCTTTAACTTCTCCAAATAACACAATTTATGTGCAGCCCTCGAGCTCGATAACAGCAAACAGCTTAAAGGTTACAATACCTACTACAATGAATCCGCCAAGTTGGGCAAGCAAATATAAGTTTGTGGTGAAAAGGGCGGAAGATACTTATGAAACAATATATTCAGTAATTGCATTTGATGACGACTCTACTAATTCAGTGTGGATTAGGCTTGAAGGTGATAATCAAGTAAAAACAAAGAAAGGGGACACATTAGTTGTAAAAGCAGATGTTAGTGGCCCTCTAAACACAATAGTAACCACTAAGGTATTAGCGATAGAGTCAAAAGCAAATAACTTTTTGACACCCGAAGCATCACAAGGTATTGGTAGCAACGCGCCATTTATTTCAGAGCCTGCGGGATTATACATGAACCTTAAACCTCAAGGCTTTACAATAACTGATGATGTGAATGGATTTTTTGATAGCGGTCAAATAGGTGGTAGAAGTGGTAAAAGAGGTGGGCCGGCGGCAAAAGCAGGGATTCCATGTTTTAAAGAAGTTATAGATGCAGGAACTGGAGCAACACAAGTTGAAAATATAGATATACCTGAAGGATCATTAGTAAACTTTGCGTTAAGATTTAATAGAAATGCAAGTGACGGCGGATTTTTGGTGGGTAGTTCAGAACAAAAAACATATGACTACAATAGAACAGTAGTTGCCTCTCAAGATTACAATTCAATGTTTGAATTTGTTAACGGTGAAGGTATTGATTTTACAGAAGGTGTAGCATCAGGAACTGGAACACAACCGACTAATGTATATACTAACACTATTGGTAATTTAGCGAATGATTTTGACAATATTACTTTTCAACCTAATGGTGAAAATAAATATAGATTTTATACGGTAAACGCTACAAATCCACCTGCTCCAGGGGCAGTGGCACCCACAGATAATGGAGCAAAACTTACCCTTGGGCTTGTAAGTGGAAATGGAGGGGATAGTGGTCAAAGAACTAGAATAGAAGGTCAGATAACAATTAATATAGGTACAGCTTCACTGATATTAGAAACAGAGCCCTTGAACGCTGACTTAGATATATACTATGAAAACAACGAAGTGTTTGAAATTACAGGAGGCTTTCATCAATCTGGAAGTAAAACAGGAGATCAAAACCAAACTGGATCGCAAGCAGCTATTGTAAACCTAGGATTTTTTGACTGTTTTTCATTTGGTAATGGAGTTGAAAGCTATAAATATTTAGACGATCTTGATGGCTCAAGCTTTAACCTTGGTCAAAGAACTACTTCGGTTTCCGAAGAAGATTACAAGGAGGCAAATAGATATGCAGGGGTAACATATAGTGGCTTGTATAACGCAAACACAAACATTAATAGGTTTAACGAGTTTAATTTAAGCGACGGAAACTTTAAAGATTTAGAAAAATCATTTGGAGATATTCAGGTTCTTCATTCATTTGAAACAAACCTATTAGTATTACAAGAAGATAAAATCTCAAATGTATTGCTTAGTAAACAAGCTCTGCAAGCAGCTGAAGGATCAGGGATTGTAGCTACATCTACCGCAGTATTAGGAACTCAGGTAGCTAGAATAGAAGAATATGGAATTAGTAATAACCCGGAGAGTTTTGCTGCATACGGAGATAGTAGATATTTTACAGACACCAAGAGGGGGGCTGTTATACAGCTTAAAGGAACAGGTGGCGTAAGTGATAGGTTAAATTTAATCTCAGAACTTGGAATGAGAAGTTATTTTAGAGATAACTTCATCACCTATCCTGATACACAAAAAATTGGAGGATTTGATCCTTATATGAATGAGTATGTATTAAGTTCTAATACAGTTGGATTACCTAATGCTTATCAAGCAACTACAGAAATACCTGTTAGTTGTGGTGCTGTTTTTGGCCCTGCTGAGTATAGCGACCCTATTATATACAATGTCGATTTAGGAGAGGCGCAAGGTAATGTTGTAGTGGATTATAAAATTACAGGAACTGTGGCAATCGCATATGAGTGGAGCTCAGTCACAGGAAGTGTTCCTGCGGCAACAGGTGTGGGTAGTTTTAATTTTAACAAGACCACGTCTACACCAACTAATTTAAAAATTACAATAACCCCAACAGGATCCTACACAGCAAGAATACAAGTGGCTTGTCCAACTGTTAGTGAATTAACTATCGTGAATGTAGCGCTGGGATCAGTATCAGATGATGGGTTGTTTATACACGATGAATTTTATTGGAGTGATGGAACAACAACAAGCCCAGTAGAAAGCACTCAAACCTCATTTAGCTTTTCACCTTTTAGCACAAACAGACTGGCAAGATATACAAGCATTACAGGATTGGAGTCTGAAGGTATATTCCCTCCTAGTGGAGCAGCCGTGCGCATGGCTTCAAACAAAATAGATTTTGATACTTTAAACTTCACACCCTCTGCAGGTTACTCTGGTTCTATTCCACCGGCAGCAGATAAGTTTTCGTTTTTAGTCTCCAATACATTATACACATCTTCGCAAGCAGACATCAATGCATTAGTGGCTGCAGCTACAGATATAACCACGGTTACCAATCCTTCAACAGGATACTATGAGGCTAGCTTTACATACAACAACCCAAGTAATCAAACGTATTTATATTTAATATACAATTACGCAGGAGTAGCTTCAACTACTTTAACATTTGGCGCAACATCATTGATCGCTTGTTGTACAGGTGCTAACGGAACATACTATTTAAATAGCACAAGTTTTGCAACTGCAACTTCAATATTCACTGACTCAGGGTTAACAACTCTAGCCACCGATGGTTTCTACAAAAGCGGATCAACTGTAAGAGAGTTATCAAGTGGAGTTCTTGGAACTGCGGCTACTTGCTCAACTTGTAATTATATTTACATAACTGGTGCTCGAACAAATAAATCTGATTTTTGTAGTGGAACTAGTTACATAATGTCGCAACAAGCACAGACAACAAATAATCATAATTTTGCAAGTGTAACAATTGGTGATGTGTTCAGTGAGCTTCCATCAGGCGCTGGCCCTGGCACTAAATATGTAGCATATAGCGCAGTAAGCGGTGAATCCACACCATCGGGTACAACATACAGAATAGCTGAAATAAATGCTAGTGGTCTAATAACAGGATTATTCTTTGGAGGTACAGGAACATGTGGTAATCCATTATAAAATAAAAATATGGGAGCAGTAACATTAACATATAGCGAAACTTCAAAAGGATGGCCATCCTTTTATTCATTCATTCCTGAAAAAGTAATTGGAATGAACAACTACCTTTATTCATTTAAAGACGGCAATCTGTATAGACACAATACTAATACCCTTAGAAATAATTACTATGGAGTTCAATACAGTTCTAGTATATCTAGTGTATTTAATATAAAACCTCTAGAAGTTAAATTATTCAAAACTATATCATTAGAATCAGATAGTGCGTGGTCGGCAACCTACAACACAGACATGCATAATCCAGGTGGGGATTTATTAGCTTCTTACTTTGTACAAAAAGAAACTGATTGGTACTCATTTATTAGATCAGCTACCCATACAGTTAATTTTAATTTAAGATCTGCAAATGGATTAGGTGATGTGAGCAGTGTCGATTCAAGTGTGGCCGCAGCGGTTGTGCTTACATTTGCATTTAACATAGGATCAATTATTTCTATTGGAGACAAAGCATATCACGGAAACACACCTACGTTTGCAGGAACGGTAGTGGCAACAACTACTAACACGATAACTATTGATACCACAATAGGCGGATCGGTTCCTCCAGGGGGAGCGTTTATTTGCTACATAAAAGATAGTGTGGCGGAATCACATGGAATAAGAGGTCATTACTTAGAGTTTATTCTAAAGAATGGCCCTACTGAAAATCCAAGTGCAAGTGCGGTTGAACTATTTGCTGTCAAAAGCAGCATGTTTAAAAGTTACCCTTAAAATTTGTATCTTTGTTGTTAATATTTTAAATTTATCAATATGGCAGACGGAAAATTTGCACAAGCAATGTCAAATGCATCAGCAGCTTTAGGTGTTGTAGGTGCGGCATTTGGATTAGCTGGAAGTATTTCTCAGTTTACTACAGCTAACAGAGCTTTAGAAAGAGCAAATAAAGAAGCGGCTTTAGCTGTTGCTCAAGCCAGAGATAAGATTAGTAAGATCCCTATGTTAGAAAAGGGTATACCTGCAATAGCCACAGAACAAATACAAAAAGATGCGTTAAGACAAAGAAAACAATTGCTTGATGCAGTTAGAGGTTCAGGTCAAAGAAGTGTGTTAGGAGCAGCTCCAACAATCGGAGAACAAATATTAAAAGAAAAAGAAACGCAAAGAGGGGCTATTGAAAAACAATTACAAGCTCGTGAGGATGAGATAGTTAAAGCTAAACAAGCTCAACAAGATACAGAGCTTGAGATGTTAACCGCAGCAGGCACAGCGGCTCAACAAAGAGCGGCGGCCGCAGCAAATCAAAAAGCAGCAGCAGTTGGATCTGCTGTTTCTTCAGCAGGAGCATTGACTGGATCCCTAATGGAAGCCGCAAATTTATATGGAGGCGAAGATAGATTCCAAAGAAATGTAGATAAATTTTTAGCAGAAAAAAACCCTGGTGAAAATTTTGATAGAGATGGGTTTGTTTCGTTTGTAGAAGAGAAAGCGGGATTCGGTGTTGATTCAGGTGCTACATATGGAGACGCAACTGATTTAATTAAATCGGGAGAGGTGGATGATTTATATGAATTATTTTTACAAGAAAATCCTTCTGATGAATCAGGGTTTGAGGTAAGCAGAATATAATATGGCAAGCAATAAAACTTATTACAACCGAGGTGGCAATAGATTTACAGGGATGTTTGATTCCGGTGAGCAATTTGTTCCAGTAGACTGGTCTAAGATAACAGGTGATATTGTAGATGAACTACAAACTATTCAGTCTGAGAAACAAAAAAAACGAGACGACATCCAAACAAAAACGGATGAGCTACTTACAGATCTTAGAGATTATCAAGCAGGAGGAAACAATACGTTTAACGGATATGTATTAGACGGATCAAAGCAGGTTAAAGATTACATGCTGATGCAAAACAAACTATTAAAGCAAGGTAAGTTAGATCCAAACTCTTATACAAGAAGCCAGCAATTGCTTCAAGATGACTGGAATTCTTTTCAAGCTGCGGCTGAAACTTTCAATACAGATTATGCAGAGGCTATGAAAGCAGCGAATGCAGGTGATACTTCAAAGCTAGGTATGCTTAGTTTTGATAAACTACAAAGCGCTACAGATATTCAGAAAAGTAGATTAGTAATTAACACAGATGGTAGATTGTATTCACAAACTGGTGAAGGTCAACTGATTGGTTTTACCAATATGAATGCTAGGCAAAAAGATATTCCTAAAAACTATAACATAATAGAAGGAACTAAAGCTTTTGCATCTACGCTAGGGACATATAGAGAAGCTAATCCTAATTTAACGATAGAAGACATTACAAAACAACCTGCATTTACAAAAGCTAGAGATACATTTATAGAGGGTGTACTTAATCAAGGAACGGGTAGAGATTTTTTAAGTATACTTACTCAAAATGGATACGAGCTAACAGAAAATCCTGATGAAGTAAACGAGAATACAATACTAGTAAAAGCAGACTCAAACGGCATGCTTCAACCCGATAAAGATTCTTTAAATAAACACAGAGATGCTGCTAAGAAAATATTACAAGAAGCGATTGGGGCGCAACTAGATTATAAAGAATCACCGGGTACTAAAACTGCTCAAGAAAGAATTATAGAAAAAGGAGAGGCAGAGAAAATAAAAAGTGCAGGAGATAATTATGCGTTAACCGCGCAATTGTTTAGCACAAACGGTGACTTGAATGAGTCTGCAGCTACTGAATTAGCACAAGCAAATCCAAACATAGATAGAATTCAATTAACAAAAGATGGTATTAATATTGAGCTAGCAACAGGTCAACCCCCTATTCCTGTTAAATTTAAAAATGATGATGGTTCTTTCAAGACACCTTCAAACTTAACAAATGAAGTGTTTGCTGTATTTTATCGTGGTGATAATGCTTTAACAGGCACACAGCTTGAGGAAGTAGAGTCATCTTACTTTGATGGTTTAAGTGAAAGTGCTACTACTGCGTTTGCTGGAACTGAATATGATATTGCTGAGTTGAGTGAAAACATACCAGGTTTCTTGTTTGATGTAAAAAGGGCTAAAAAATTAGCTAGGTTTGATTTTGAAAAAATAAAAATTGGAGGATTAGATAGTGGAACAGCTGTAAATAATCACAACAAAGATGTTACTAAAATAAATAATACAGATAGTTCAGAAGCTGAGAAAAAAAATCAAATAAAACAAGCTAATCTATCAATGATGAATTTATTGATGCCTAGTTTGAAATACACTGATGCTCAAACAAAAAAACAAACCCTATTGCCTATAGAGCAATTTAATGATGGTGCCGTGGTGTACGTAGATGATGCTGGAAAAACACAAACAATTATAGACACAAATGGTCAAGTTAACACAACCTTGCTGTCAAATATTATAAATCAAAAACAAGTAGATCCGGGGACAACAGGTGTGTCTGAAGGCATTGATACTTCAAAATATGATAAATAGAATATGAATGAAGAAGCTTTACAAGATGCGTATAGGTTGTTTTCCAATGGCGGTTACAGTGGTTCTCTAGAAGAATTTAAAGTTTTAATTGATTCAAATCCAGAGGCCCTAAATGATTCTTACAAATTGTTTAGAGGTGGAGGTTATTCTGGAGACTTTGAAGCCTACAAAACCTTGATAGGTCAAAAAAAAAAAGAAGAAATTACCGAAGAACTTTCAGACTCAACTTCGGAAGATTCTCTATTGGATTCACAATTTTCTATCACCGAAAGTAAAACCGCAAAAGGTGTAAATAAAGGTATTGATGTAGTTACTGATGCTATTACAGGGTTTAATCCCACGAATCCCATATCCACAATTACTAATCTGTTAACAAAGCCTAAAAACATTTCAAAAATATTTGATATTGTTTCTGAGCCAGGTGTTAGTAGTGAGGTAAAAGAAAAAAAAGAAACTACAGAAGAGCCTAAGTTTACAGACCCAACTATCCTTAGCAAATCTTTTGAAGAAGATGCAGGGGTAAATGTTGAGACGGATGAAACCAAACTTAATATGGTTCAAGATTTGTATAGTGGAATGTCAGGTTTGAACTTAGATGAACTATCTAGATACCTGGATTCAGATGTAGAATATGAAGGTGTTAAATCAAAAAGAAATCGTATTATAGATCAGGCCCTAGCTGGCACTATAGACAGTGATGCAAAACTTGAAAGCTTGCAAGAAGATTTTAAGGACTTGTCTGATGCGGGTATATACGCTGACATGAAAAGACAAGAGGCTTTAAGTGTATACACTAAAGATAAAGTCAACTATATAAATAAAAAAATTCAAGCCATTGATTCCTTGATGGCGGAAGGCAAAGAAGATTACGAAGGATTAAACTTATTAGATACTAAACAAAACTTAATCAACGAAAGAACCTCTTTAATAAAATCTGTCAACAGATTTTCCAGACAGTATCTTCCCTTCTTTAATAAGTACATGCAAGATAAGAAACAAGATTTAGCTAATAAATATGTTTCTGGAGATATGGGATTATATAACATGGGGGACATTACCTCTGGTATTGGAACTGGGTTGTCAAAATTTGAACAAGGGGCCGGCAAAGCAGTTAGTGATGTAACAAGCGTTGTGTTTGACGCAATTGGATTGGATAATGTGGCGGACAGAATAAGAAAGAATAGCGAAATGGAGGAATTAAAAAAACTAGATCCGTCTTCTTTTATGATCGCTAGAGGTAAAGTTGTAAACCATGAGGGTAAAAAATATATTGTCACTCCTGAAGGTCAAATTATAGATGAAGAAAGAGAGGTAGATGTATCCTTTTTTGGTGAGCAAGCAGGTATAGATTTAGGGGCCATACGTAATAAAGCCAAAGAATCAAATGAATTAGAAACAACTTCTAGTTTCTATGGTATGATGACAGGTAGCTCTAATGTCTTAGGTAATTTAGCCGTTCAAATAATAGGAATGAAGGGTAGTGGTAAGGTTTTAAAAGCCGGTGGCAAATATGTGACTAAACCACTAACCGGTTTAGCATTAGGAAAACAAGCTACAATGCGTGCAAACGCTATGCTTAGTACAGGAGCTATAGTTTACAGTGGTACGTATAACCAGACATACCAAGAGGCTTTGGATCTAGGGTTGAATGATGCGCAAGCACAAGTATTGGCGGATGACATTGCAGATGTAACCGGTATTGTAGGTGGGTTAACTGCAGTTTTAATATCTCCAAACATTGGTGGTCAAAAACTACTTGACAAAATAAGCGTTAAAGAAATGACTAAACGAGTTGTTGAAGGTAAAACCACAAATACTAGAAAACAAATAGCTTTAGATTTTATAAAAGGAGCTTTGCCTGAAGGTACATTAGAAGCAGTGCAAGAAAACCTTGAATTAGTTGCTGAAGATTATGGAAGGAAAAAAGCAAACTTAAAATTGGGTGATGAAATATTTAAACCTGTATTAACAACCAACAGTGTACTTAATAATTCCGCAGCGGCATTTGCTACCGCGGGTCTTTTAGGTGGTGCGGGTAATGTAGGTAAGTCAAAAATTGTATTATACAATAGATTAGGAAGTAGTCAGGAATTGTTTCAGAAGTACATGAAAATGTATGTGAATCAAGATAGAATATCTCAGCCAGAAGCTGACAGGATAGTTAAGGAAGTTGAGAGTTATCATCAATTTAAAAACTCAGTTCCATCTAACATAAGAAATAAGCCGGAGGCTATTGAAATAACCAACTTGCTTGCACAAAAAAATCAACTGAAAGATAAATTAAAAACACAAGATGAAGTTTTTCATGAGGGAATTAATAAAGAAATTAGTGAGATAGATGCGCAGATACAAACATTAACAAATCAATCTACATCTACAACTAAAGAACCTGAAGTAGAACCTAAAACAACAGAACAAGATGCCAGTACGAAGCCGAGCGCAGTGGCGCAAACTAGCCCAGACGAATCCACAACTACTGAGGAAGTGGTTGAAGGAGTATCCAGTGAGGTTCAGCAACCTACCGGAACGAGTCAAACCCAAACTGACAGTGACGTCGACACGACAACGCAGGAGGAAATAACACCTGAAGATGAATTAACTGCTGAAGTAGAAGTGGTGACTGAACAAGAAGCAGAACAGGAGTTAGACGAACTTCTTAATGAAGCTGAGGCTAAAAATCAAAATGTTACAACTGTAGGTACTGAAGGTAGAAATAGAAGTATATCTACTAAAGCAAGTGCGCAAACAAAAGCTGAAGGATTTAACACTAGGACGCCACAAGGAAAAAGAAGATTTAATAAAATTAAAAGTGAAATAACACAGGCTTTTAACAAAAAATTAAGAACATTAACTAGAGCATCAAATTTATTAACTAAAATTTTACCAAACACTAAAATTATTTTTGCAGAAACAAAAGCTGACTATAACAGGTTAAGAGGCAAAGATTCTAATTCAGTAGGAGTTTTTAGGGTTACGGATGATGGAAAGACTGCTATATTTATTGACGTTAGCGCTCTCAGCACTGATAAAGGTATAGAGACTTTAGCCCACGAATTATTTCATGCGGTATTATATAAGAAATTCGGCACAGACAAGGCAAAGATTAGAAGAGTGACTAACAAGATGGTCAAAGAACTTCAAAAAACTTTACAGAATTCTAATGATCAAGAGCTTAAAGATGTGGGTAATGCGTTAGTTAAATTTAGTAAACAGTATCCAGAGGCAAAACAAACAGAAGAGTTCTTATCAGAAACTTTAGGTTATCTGGCTGAAAAATTTGATGCGGTACGAAGAGATTCAAAAGCTTTAAAAATTGTAACTGATTTTGTAAATAAAATTAGTAACCTTTTAGGTTTAGGTAAAGTAAAAAAAGAATTAGCTAAGGATCCTGACAGAGTGTTAAGAGCTTTAGCTTTGGTCGCTAAAAAACTTCAGAGCGGTGAAGTACTACAGGATACAGACTTTGATATTATAAACGAGATAGAAACAGAGGTGGATCAAGAAGGGGTCGATGCGCCTATAGTTACAGGTGCAGTAGACTTTGTTAGTGATACAGATACAACCACAGATGAAGAAGTAACTGTTACCGTGCTCGAAGATGTTGAGGTAGATGAAACAACTACGGAAGACAGAGTAGTTGAAAAAAAGAAAAAGCCTACGACCACTGATGCCACATCAACTACATTGCTTAGAAAAATATCTACTGAAATTAAAAAGGCAATCAAACAAGCAAAGAGCCAACAAAAGAAAATTAAAAGAGAAGTGGCTTTAGCTATAAGAGAATCCGTAAAGCAAGGTACACTGTCAGCAAAGCAAGCCTTGGTACTCGCCAAGAGAGCTTTGACCTTGAATGTAGATAGCCCCTTAGCCGTTGAAAGATTTATCTTATATACAAAGAAAGCTTTTGCTGATGCAGATAGTATATTCAAATTAAAAACAGCAAACACATTTAGAAAACAATTAAAGAAAATTGGTAATAGTAAAACTATAGATGCAGCTATTGCGGCATCTGCAAAAAACTTTTCACTTATGGATCCTATCTATGTAGAGGATCTTGACCTATACAATCAGTTAGCGAAAGAACTTATTGATGGATCTAAATCTAGTAGAGTATTAAAAGGTGAAGTAAAACAAAAGAGAACCGCTGACCTTGCAAAGATAAACGCATTTGCTGACAACCAACTTGAAAAAGAAAAAGTTGAAATAGAGGCTACAATGAGAGATGAGTTTGAAGCCATGACTGGCATCGACGCAAAGGATATGACTTATGCACAGATGAAAAGTTATTTAGATGATAAAACTCCAGCACCTAGTGAACAAGATGAATCGATCATTCGTAAAGCTGTAACAACTATGTTCAATAAATATTCCGAAACCATCAAACAAATGTTATCAAGTGGTGTGGATGCGGCGACAGGAAACCCCTTAGACTTAAGTACGAATCAAAAATCTATTGTGAAAGAGTTTATGGATATGGACTTATCAGTAATGGGAATCAAAGATGTTATAAGATCAGTTGATGCATTAAATAATTTTATTGTTAACAGAAACACTGGCGGTATGGAAACAGTGGTAAAAAACAATACTGGAGCTTCTAACGTATCACAAATGGTGAAGGATAATAAAACCGTTAAGCCCAGAATCAAATTTAAAGAGTTATACGAAGGTGTAGTTATTCCTTATTTTAAACAAATTGCAACAATGCCTATGACACTTAAGACTGTGTTGGGTAGCTTAGATAATTACATAGATCTTCAAATTAAAAGTGGGCTAAGAGATTTTATTAGCGGTCAAGCCAAGGCTATAGTTAATACCAATAATATGGTAAAAGATTATGTGAAAAAGTTTGGCGATTTAAAACCAAATAATGAAGTATTTGATTCGACAAGAAACAATATAGAAAGGGGTTTATATGCGTTTTTAGCTAGAACTACTAGTGGGGATTTAGATTCTAGTAAAAAAGAATTTAAAAGAAGGTTAAGATTGGTAGAGCAATCTATAGCAAAATATCAAAGAGGCGATAAAGAGCAGAAAGAAACAGCAGAGATTTTACAAAACATATATGACAAAATTAAAGATGCTAATAGTTCATCTGAAATAGAAAATTCTTTTGAACAAGTTAACAAAGATGCAGTTCTTTTCTGGCAAAATGAATGGGCAAAAGTTTATCCAACATTAGCTCAAACAAGTTACAATATATATAATCAGATATTAGGCAATGATGTTAACTATACACCAGATAAATTTTCAGTATTTGAAGCTGATGTAGAAGTTGACTTAGACAATGAAAGTGCGTTTGGATCTTTTTCAGGGACTTTGTTTAATAAAAAAGCAGGAGTATTATTTGAATCAACAAAACCACAGCAATTACCAAAAAATAGAATTATTAACTTTAACTTTGATTCTAATATGTCAAACTCTATGGAGGCTGCTCAAATGGATGTACAAACAGCTCCAGCTTATAATCAAATAAAGGGATTCGTTCAATCACCTGAGCTAAATAAACTAATTCCTGATGAAAGCGTAAGAAAATTAGTTGTTGATAAGATAGTCAGTTTTATTAACACCGCAAAAAAACAAAAATATTTACCTAAAGAAGAAGCGGGGGCGGTGTCTAAAGGACTTGATTTCCTTGCAAACCTTGGTGTGGGTAGAGCTTTGATACAAGTATTTCAACCTGTAAAACAAGTATTACCTGTTGCACTGAACACCATTATAAATTCTAAAGGAAATCTAGATATTGCTTCTTTTACCAACGTACCTCTTCAGAAATGGATTGACTCTGTTGGCACATCTATAGCTATAAGAGGCGGTTTATCAAGCGCTGATTTAGCAAAGCTTGAAAATTTTACAAATAGCATGGAATTTTTGGAATTACTTAAAGATATTAAATTAAATCCTGTAAAAAGTTCTATAAAATTAATTAAAAAATTAAACACTTTAGGTTTAGAAATATTTTTAGTGAAACCAGATAAAGCAATTGCCAGGGTCTCTTTCATTACATATTACAAACAAAAATTAAAAGAAAAAGGAGTTGATGTTAACACTATTGATTGGGAAACACACAAGGCAGATAAAGAAGCGTTAGCATATGCAGAAGCTCAAGTTGATTTACAACAAAATATTTCTAGCTCTGACATGTTTGGTGAATTTTTTAAGTCAGATAACTTTTACAAAAAAAATCTCAGAAGAATATTTCTCTCTTTTGCATCTTTCGCAATGAATTTAAAAACCAGGATATATACAGATCTACCTGTGTTGTTTAGCAAGACCGCTAGTAAATCAGAAAAGCAAAGAGCTGCGCTGTCTATTGCTTCAGCAGGCGTAGAGATAGCGGCTTTTCAAGCTATCGGAGGATTAATAAGCGCTATGATGTCTAAAATTGGATATGATGATGATGAGAAAAAAAGAAAAAAACGAATTGACAATATAATAAAAGGAAGAAAAGGAAATATAGTTACGGAATTTTTAAATCCCGTTGCTCATCCACTTGTTGATGATTATGTTTTAAAAGGAATAAATGAAACCATGAGCCTTATTACCGGAGATGATGAGAAGATATTTTTTGACAGTGACACTGGCAACATAGAGGTAAGTACTGTAACCGGTCAATTCGGTATTGCAATTAGTCGTGGTACTGAAATTATAAGGATGGGCATGCTTGCATTTGGAGATGGAGTGTTTACAAATCGATTTGGAAATAAAAGAAAGATAAGTAAAGAGTCTCAAGAAAAATTAAAACCATTACTAATACCTGCATTGTTATACAACCTTGGTTTGTTGCCGGCAGAGGCAGGCACTTATACAAGGTACCAAGTAAGAGAAGCTAAAAGCAAAAATACTACGAAGGCTAAATAAAGTAATGAGTAAGCCTAGCTACTTGTCCGTGCTCTAGGTGATGAACAAATCCTTCAACGGCTTTAGGAGATCCAGTGTATCCTTTGCGACTATGCCAGCTATCTGCAGACGAAGGACTTCTTAAATACTCTACAGTCACCCCAACAAAATCTTTTCCGTCTAGCCATTTGTGTTTTACTTTGTGGTGCAAATGATGTAAGTACCAATATCTTCTTTTAGCTTGCGCCCACATCATAGGTTTTTCTTGAGCCATCAGCAAAGGTAGATCAGAAAGTTTAGCGCCATCGCCATGCTCTAATCCAATCAAAGAATTACCATACTGATAATACTTTCTATGGTTTACTGTTATGTCAAACTTAATATCCTTGGCCTTTCTAAACCATGCTTGTAATGTATGAGCTAAATGAAAACCGGATTGATAATCATGATTACTCATACTATGCACCACGTCGACAGGTGCAATGGCTCTAAGCATTTCAATACACTTCACATATAACTTCAAAGCTATTTCATAATGCTCCCACCACTTACCATCTGTATCTTGTCTTGTACCTTTGGTTGTGGTATTATATACATTATCTACATGAAGCACGTCATTACCAATACAGAATAATATTTTATCTATGTCAAATCCAATTGATTTAGCAAGCAATCCTTTTACACCTTCAATAACTCTTTCACATGCAACATCAGTGTTGTATACTTCACCAGTCTCAACTTCTTGTGCGTACTTACCAATATGTATGTCAGCTGGATTTACAACTAATAGATGTGGATCCTTGCTTTTAGACCTTCTAATACTTTTATATGTAGGTGCATGATCGTGAATAAATTTATTTACATTCTTCATCATCTGACCTTCATCTAAACCATAGTCATCTTTGGTGACTATAGAAAACCTATACTCACCTGATGCGCTCTGCCAATGCTTTACGCTTACTACTGATTCTGGATCTATACCTCTTTCATGAAGATGTTTAGATAACTCAGAGTTTTCATTTTCATTTACATTTACAAATGTATTAGAGCGATATTCAAGTATCAACTCTTCTTCTTGTGGTGAAAGACGTAGCCTTCTACCATATGTTTTTTTCTCAGATTTAGATTTCATCCTGGTAGTTTAATTGGGTTTGTTTGAGTAGTTGAATCAAAGAAGTAATGTTGTGATCTAAGGTTATATAATCTTGATCAGCAAGTGATTCGTAAATTTCGTCAGAGTGGTCGTGAATTTCCTCCATCAACTTATTGATGTAAGTAAAGTTAACTTTTGAAGGATTATTAAAGGTCATTTAATCTACGTCCATAATGAAACAATAGTAATTTCCCGATTTAATATGTGTTTTGCTAAGTGTTAGATATGTAAGTTAGTAAAATAATATGATTAAAACACAAAAAATAGAAGAATATTTTGCAAATTCCTTGATACCTAGGTTTGTTGTAATGTAAAACCTCTCTAATTGCGTTAAATCATCGTCAGTAAAAACTGTTTTTTGTTTTATTTTAATTGTTTTTTCCGAACCATTGTCTGAAAAAAGATAAAAGGTATTATCATCACTAAGACTTGAAGACATACATATATCATAATAAGCTACGTTTTGTGTGTGATAGTCTGCAATGACTCCTTTAACATAATACTCAGAGCTATTGGTTAAAGCGCATATATTTTGTATAGGCATTTTAGGATCCTCTTTATATAAATCTAATATCTTAAAACGTTTGGTTGCTTTTCTCATAATGTAAATAGTATCCTGCGTTTATATAGTCTAAATAATCATTTACGTCTATCTCACGGATGTTTATTAAAATTAGTGAATTTGGTAGATATTTCAAAAATTCTATCTCAAAATATAATATTTCTGATTTAATTTTTAAAGCGCCCGCAATAATTTGTTCTTGATCATCCACCTCAACTTGATTGATCATGTCTTCTAGGTACCTAGAGATAGGTATGGCTCTTTTGATTCCAAAATTTCTTATGTTTTCAATAAATAAATCTTCTACTTCAACGTTTTTCTCCTCTATATACCTCGACTGTAAACCCATAATCCTCTAATTCTTTTAGTCTATATTCTTGTAGCTTTGATACTTTACCATTGGGTTTTTTTATTTCAGAAAAAATAACATCCGCGCCATGTGGTATAGCTATCACATCGGGGATACCATTCTTATTTGTTTTAATTAATTTAATTACGTAGTAACCAGCTGACTCTAACTGCTTAATTCTCTTGGCTTGAATTTGCTGTTCAGTCATATTATAAAGATAATAAATCTCTTTTGAAATGTTGAAGTGTGTAGTCTTTCTTTTTGGATACAGCTTTGTAAATCTGATCTTCGATTCCACCCTCGCTGAAAATCCAGTAGATGTCGTTTTTTAATCTATCCTTGGTTGTCATCCTATCTCTTGACTGCCAATAAGATGTGGCGCTAAAGTCAATATTATAATACACTAAGCAATCAGCTTGCTTCAAACTGATACCTTCTCTTCCGCTCACAATTTGTAGAGCAATATTTTTATTTGTGGCTTCAAACTCAGTCAACTCTGTGCATAGACTATCGCCAAATTCCTCCTTCAATGCTTTTAATTCTGCAGTAAATTTATAGAAGATTCCAATCTTTTTATTCTTAAATCTTTTCTTAATAAACTTAGCTTTACTTGAATCAATTACCATAGACTTACCGCTTTCAAATTTAACTGTGCCAGAATACATTTGATGCAACTTACTCATTAGCTTTACACCAGTGTCAGCTAAAATAACTTCATCCTTCCCTTGTATAACTAGATCTTTTCTTAATCTTTTGCATAAGCTATAAGTAGACTTTAACATTGTCACCTTCAATACACTTTCTTTTGTTTGGACTTTATACCCTGCTTCTTTTTGAGTATATGAAATTGTATATGGTTTCATCGCATCAACAATACCAATCATTCCATCTGAATAATCTTTGGTGTTAAATCCGTGTAAATATCTTAAGGTTATGTTTACATACAGCCTAGCAAACTTATAAAAAGTAGAATATTTTTTGAAAGGATTATTGGGATGCCCATAAATTTGATGATACATTTGAGAATAAGATTCAGGTGTTGGGGTACCTGATAATAAAATATAATAAGGATTGTTTATCTGTATTAATTCTTTAACTTGCTTTGCTCGTTTGCTAGGTTTCGGATAAGCCCCCATACTATGAGCCTCATCGCATACTATTACATCCCATCCTCTTTTTTTTATTTTATGTAAACTTTCGTAATTAATAACTTGAAGTTCAAAACCAGGTAGTAGCATTCGATAATCGTTTTCAATACTACTTATTGCTTTTTTCTTGGTAATAAATAAAACATTATCAATATATAAATTATTACATATACCCAAACTGGTAAGCGTTTTACCTGTCCTTACCTCCATAGCTAAATAAAGTAATCTATCACGAATTAAAATACCTGTTCCTTGATTGATTATTTTTTTCTGATAATCTCTATATTCAAATGGTCTTAACCTCATATTTATTTCTTATTTGCTTATATACATTTTTTAAATTAAGCATTGCTTCTTTCTGAGTCTTATATAATTTTGATCCAACAATCTCACTACTATAATATTCTGTCCCATAAACATCTCTTCTAAAATCCTTACCATGAGCTGTAATACCGCCCTTACGTATGGCAATCCTGTGATCTTTATATGTTCCAGGTATTATATATACCTGCCAATCATTATCCACACACCAATTAAAATCAGAAATCCAACTGGGATCTTGCCTCATCAGTAATTTGTTTTGTTTCGTCATTAAATAATATCCATCTACTCTTACTATCTCTACCCTCTTCTGGGTTTACACCTGTGGCATACATGCCATACGAAACCAACCATTGATAAAACTTTACTCTTGATACAGTCATCTTTGCCTTGGGGGCAAAGTCAGGATTGTCTTGTATGAAATCAATATATAGTTCATGTTTATAAAGCTTTTCATTAAATCTTAGTTTGTCAGAACCTGGTGTGCCGGCAAGCAAACCGCACCACTCAATAAATTCATGACAGGTTTCCGCAGATAACTTTCTAATCTTAAGGTTTACAAATTCACTTTTGATTAATCCGCTTTTTAAATATAATTGCAAGGATTCAATCATGTAATTGTCAAATGCACACCATTCATTCTCATTCCAATCACCAAAAAATAATTTTCCAAACTCCATGTAAGGAGTATTGGTTGTTGTGTAATGTTGTTTAAATTCTAACTCCCATTTTCTCCTTTCAAAACTTTGACCAGCTCCTTTCACAGCATAGTTAGTTGTAAGAATAAGTTTTGGAGATTTTTCAAATGGTATTTTAATTGCGTCTTTGTTTTTCTTTTCTAATGTAATACCTTCGGTAACAACACTAAACAATCTTTCAAATTCAAAATGTTTTTTTATATCATCAAAGCATAAAAGCTGAGTGTCAGCAGAGACTAACTGATATGCAAAGGATCTTTCAAAGGCAAAAGCCTTACCATCTATTATAACTAATTTTTTCATTTGACCTAAAGCGTTGACTAACAACGACTTACCCGTACCGCCATTGGGTTGATCTGAAATCACCTCATCATTAAGAATGACAGCTGGTGAATAGGATAGGTTTTTATGACCATGTAGTAAATAACCCAGGGTACTTTCCATAGATTTTATTCTCACTGCATCTGTACTGCATACGTTAGAAATAAAAGTTTTGAAATCACAATGCGTGTCTTCACACTCTGTATATGTTCTGTGTATGACATGATCTTTCCAAACAAATCCTTCAAGATCTAGGTAATCAATTATGGTTGTTGTTTCTTTATCAATTTTAACTGCACAATTTTGAAAATATAAATAAGCAGTATCTTTTGTGTCAGCAATAAAGTATACATCAACTGATTTCAACATTGACAAGAAGTCGTCTTTAAAATACCTGGTCTTGTCAGCAAAAAAATTATACACTGATTTATCTTCTAATGAATCAAGGTATTGTAAAACAAAATCTTTAATCTCATCCTCACTTGTATGGTCAATCAAATTGTTTTCAACTCTAACAAATATAGAGCTCTTACTACCTTCAGGTGTATATTTATAAAAACCGTTAAGGTGTAGAAAGTCTCTAAATAAGTTATGGATGATAGTTATTTTACCTTTTTCACTTTTGTGCCAAAAAATTTTATTAGAACTTTTAGTATCAAAATCATATATGATTTGATCAATGGCTTCAGTGCTTACATTCTGTGATTTTAAGAATTGTCTTACTTGTTGCTTAGACTCTCCGCTTTTTAATTTTTTTTTTACGTTATTTATTTTTGATTCATCTTCGTAAAACTTAGTACCAAAGTTTGATACGTTTCGATAAGCCGAGTCAATGGTCGTTTGTATTTCAACAGCAGAAAATGAAGAGCTTTCAAAATCTTTCATAATATATTCTGCTAAATTTTTATTAACTCCAAAGTCATTAAAGGCGGCGGCCAGTATATATACATTATTATTTCTTTCACCTTCAATCAATCCATACTTTTTTACCCACCACTTCATTAGTATTTCCACAATTTTATTTTCATTCTTAATTGGAAACACCGGGACACTTGTATAAGTGTTTTTTTCTTCAAAGTCTTCTTCTATTATTTCATCAAATACTTTGCTGTCTTCATTTATATATATAAAAGGGTCGTATGATTCATAACATACCCTACTAATATTTTTACTTGTTGAGTCAAAATATTCATTATTAAATTGTTTAGATAATGCCTTGAAATAATTTGTGTGGTTGTCAGGGTCTATTGGAACTTTAATTAAAACTTTTAATCCGTAGCCACTAGGAGAATGAAATGCACTATGTACAAATTCATTATCCATTAAAGATATTTTATAATCTTCTAAATCTTTTTTTGTTTTAAATCCGTCAAAGTCTAAGCAGATAATACCGCTATACTCAACCAATGAATCGTCATTTCTTTTTTGAAACTTACCAGAAAAACATATTGCTGGTAGTTCTTGCTTTAATAAATTTCTTTTTGTTTTATCTTTTTCTTTACGAATTCTTTGAATCAAATCTTTTGACTTACCTAACTCAATCCTTTGAAGAATGAAAGAGAGTGGTCGGTAGAAAGGAGTAGAAGTATCCTTTATATTTTTAAATATTGTTATTTCTATTTGATTCAATTGTTATGATTTAATAAAAGGGATGCAAGTTAGTGTAACTTAATTGTGATGCATCACAGTTTCCTATTTCTTACATCCCTAATGATTAACTAAATTTAGAAGTCGATTGATAAATCATCTTCTGGTGTGCCCACACTCGGTGCCGTTTGCTCTACCTTTGGCTTTGGTGTTTGAAAATTCAAACTTAGATAAGTTTTTTTGCCGTCTTGAGATTTTGCTTTCCATGCTGAGATTTGCCAATCTACTCCGTTCGGATCCTTACAACTACCTGTATAATGTGGTTGGTTGTTTTCCTCTGTTCTATTCTCGTTTACAAAAATACTACCTTTTCCAGTTTTATGTACGTATGTACTCATTTTTTTACTTTTATGTTACGCTCCAATAAATCCATTAAGGTTAAGATTATATCTGTCTTATCCTCATTTGATTCGCAGGTCATTGGAACTTTAACCCACAATTCAAATCTATTTCTTCTGTAAAACCAATTATAAATCTTGTTCCACATAGAATGTTTCATTTCCAATTACATATTTGTTATAATAATCAATTGCCTGTAATACTTTATCTTCTCCATGCTGTCTTGCCCAATCAGATGATACTTGAAACTTGCCAAGTATTTTATTTTTTTTACATACAACGAAGAACAACATTGGTTTACCAAACATTTTTTCATACAACCACGCCTGACATGAATAATAGTAGTCGGTAAAACTATACTTAAACCTATGTATGTTACTAGTTGTCTTCAAGTCTATGACATGATAAGGAGAAATAACATCGGCTTTCCCTTTCCAAATTGTATTTTGAATCTTAATCAGCCCAGGTTTTTCATATTCGTTTTGATCGTCATATATATATGGTGCAAACTCATCATTGCTTTGCATTATGTTTGCTAACTCCATTGCCAATTCACTTTCTTCAATAGTTAAAATCTTTTTATTAGATTTCCACGCTTCTTCAAATTTTTTAGTACGTCTTGATTTTACATCAATAAAATCATATAGTTTAGCTTTGTATGGCTCCAGCATTAACGCATGAAAATAAATTCCAAACTCAAAATTAGCAATAGACAAGTGATCATGATCTACTTTCTTGTAAAATTCGTAGGGTGCGTTAAGTATCGTGCCTATTTTAGATTGAGATAGGTACTGACTTCCAAACTCACCATAGTAGTCCTCATCATTATCGAGTCTTTTAAGAATTTCTTCTTCTGTCATGTCTTTCTAATATTAGATTTATGTTTGATTTCATTATCCAATCTGTCTTTTGCTCTATTTTATTTAACAGATTTTGTATTTCCTTTAACTTTTTCTTGTTCATTTTTAATTTTGTTGAGTTCTTGTTTTAATTTTTTTAATGTAGCTACATCAGGGTTATGTCTTTTTTTAACTTGTGCCATAACTGATTCAATACTATGCTCCATGTTTTGCTTATATACTTTTAAAGTATTTGAAAACTTTTCTGAGCCATACATATATGCATCACCAATCTTTTCAACCTTGACAGGTTTAACTGCAATTACTTTATCGCTAACATCAACCAGATCTTCCCCCGCCCATAATGACAATCCTAATCCATGCATTGCGATTGCTTTTACTGTACTTCTTTGTATGGTTTTATTGACATGAAACGAACTAACTCTATCAATTGTAAGTGAGTTGTTTCTATTATCCATGACAGGAAGATAATCGATATGCTCTACGTCATTGATCGTAACACCTACTTTAACGTAAGCAGTTTTTCCGTCAGTAAAATAATTTAAACCTGTGTGTTCACTTTCGTAAACCTTTCTTGTGCTATCAGGATATTTATCTTTAACTATTGCCCAAGCATATGCCCAAGACAAATAACTAAATCCCCCTTTGCTTTTTAACTTATCGTCTATACTTATAGCCGTAAGTTCTTTAAACGTTGATTTCATTTTTCCCATTATTAATTAATTTTTCTTTATAATTTTTAGCATGAAGAAACTTCTGCAATACTTTACTTCTCATTTCTTTTAATGCATTGAAATGTCTTGCGTTATTTCTTATGTTAATTTCTAGTTGAATTTTGTTTGTTATTCTTTGTAAACTATTTTGAAGGTTGTCAGTCATGACATTGTAAACTCCATACTCAAAGCCGTAGGTTTCAAACATTTCATATTGATCTTCAGTTATTTCCTGATAGAAATCTCCTTTCATCTTAGTATTAAATATTCTGTACAACCCATCACACTTCATAATCTTTATACCTTTATATATATATGAGTCGCATTCTCTATCCATTACAGATGCAATGCCGTGTTGTCTACTTGCCTGTTCCCAAACCTCTTTCCTAGTCATTTGCAATGTTGTTTATTAATTCTTTCCAATCAGGATCCGTATTAATTAACTCCTCCATTTTTGCTTTACCTCTAGTGATCTGGCTATCATCTAAGTCTAGTCCGTATTCTCTACACCTATCCAAGATGAAATTGCCTCGCATATTTCTTTGCGAACACAGGTAAAATAATAAATCTCTGGCTTCAACATTCTCCCTCTTTCTTGTCTTAGTGAAAATGTCATCTTTAGAAATTTCAAGTGCGTCTTCCACTACTTCAACGTACTTGTCAAATATTTTTCTTTTCATTTAATTAAATTTAATTCAAGCAAAATACAATTATTTTGCAACAAGACAAAATTTATATTACATTAAATCTGCCTCAAAACATGCGTCAGAACAATAACCTTTTCGTTCTATTGGTTTTTCACAATGCATACAGGTATGGTCTGGCTCATTCCAACCTCTTTGGTCATGTTCTTGCCAGACTAACCAATTATCGTAGTCCATAGTTGATATATAAAATAAATTAATACAATACTTATACTGCCTAGAAGACTTATTGCACAACCTGTCGTATCTTTCCCCCTTTCAATCTTTCTTTCTGTTTTTATTCGTATAGTTTTAAGATCACGAATAATTTGTTGCATCTTTTTTCTATCCCTAGTATCAATTAAGTCTAATGATTGTTGAAGAGTTTGAATTATTTTTTTCATAGCTCATCATCATTATCAAAGTTCTCCTCATATTCCTCATCTCCATCTGCATAACCGCATGCCTCTGCATCAACATTTCGGTTTACCTGAGCGACATATTGTCCATAAGTCCTGAACCAATCTAATTCGCTAGATAGTTTTTCGTTTTCCTCTTGCAATGCTTTAATCATTTGCATGTATTGTTGTATTAAGTCTTCAGTTCCTGTCATAATTTTAAATTTATTTTTTTATTAATGTTACGTTAGTTTTAAGATACTCCCCCTCTACTATTATGATGAAAATTAACTATTTATTATGAAAAGAGGGGGAAATATCAACTAACAATTAAACTAAACATATCATGAAAATCACAATAATTCTTTTGAGTTATAAATGTAATGTATTTGTAACTTGTTTGCAAGTTTTTTTTAATAAATTTTATTTGTATGTATAATTTCTTCTATATGCCTGATTAATCTATCCAGACCATCAACAACACCTTTGTGCTGTGCAAAAGTATGGCTATCATTTACCCATTCTTTGTCTTCCTTAATATCTTTTGCGATATTTTTAATTTGTTCTAGTGTTATCATAGTTATTTATTTAAATTAAAGTTATGACAGAACACTTCTGCCTTTTTTTCTGTTTCAAAATATTTCCAATCAGTACCTGACTCTATAAAATTTTCGTCATGGTCATAAACATCAAGACACACACCATAAGGTCTGTCGCCATAATGTTCATCTCCAACCATGTCAAAATCAGGCACTCGGATTGCTTTTAATTTATATTTACTCATAGTTATTTAATTATTAGTAATTATTTTTAATAAAGTTTATTATTTCTTTCAATGTTAAATTTTCGTATCCGTTGGCTTTAATATCCTCCATAACTTGCTGAGGATTTATAAAATATTCTGAACAGATTGAGTTTAATAATAATCTGTTTTGCCTTTTTTGATCTACTCCTAAAAATCTTCTAGTTCCCATATATAATTCTTTTAATGTCTTCTGATTTATAATTTCTTTGTTTAGGGTAATTGATATATCTGGTTTCAATGTCCCTAGCTTTTAATATTTCCTCATTCCATAACCTTTGATCTATTTTATAATAAGTATAAAACACACCAGAAAAGAAACAGAATCCGCCCAACAAGGCACAGCATATTAAACGCTCTAATGTTTTAGTTTTCATAGTTCTTCTTTATTGTCAATTTTATAAATTCCTTTATTATATATGAATAAAGCTTCTTTAATTGAATTTACAGGTGTTGTGTTTAGAATCTCACCTCCTACCTCAAATGTTATTTCATTTTTTGCGGTTAATACATATTTACCGAAATCATAATCCCAAACACCTTTATTGAATTGAATTTTACAATGCCCCTGTAATTCTAACTCCCCTTTGGTTTTTACTTTTTTTAATATGATTTTTTCCATAATATTAATTTTAATTGTTAGTTAGTGTGGGCGGAATCGAACCGCCCTACAACCATTACACCTTTTAATATCCGCTATAAAATCCGCCCTCAAAATCAAAATAGGTTGGGAGTTCTTTTTTCTCTAGCTTTGCAATCTTCTTTTTAAGTTTGGCTATTTTCTTTTTTCTATTTTTTTCAATTCGATCTAAATACGCTAAATATCTTTTAAATTTATCATTCATAATATTAATTTTAATTGTTAGTAATCTCCTTTTTTAATTTGTTCCGCTTTATATTGTGCCTCAAACAAAAGATCAACCAATTCGTCGAGGGCTTCAGTTTTAGAAGTATAATGACAGCCTTTGTCGCTATATTCCCAACCCTCCCACTTATCGATTTGGTTATCTGTTTGTTCCTCTCTATCGTAAATCTCATCTTTGATTTTTTCAATGTGATTTTCCAATTGAGTTATAATTTTGGTTAATTGTGCCATAATATTAATTTTAATTGTTAGATGATAAAGGGGGAATCGAACCCCCTCGAGAACCATTTTATCTTTTAAAATACCCTTATTAAGTGGCTAACTAGCACAAGCAAACCGCACACAAAGAGCGAGGCTAAACCCATTAATAAGCCGTTAATAATTCCGTTTAGTAAAGTTTTATTTTTCATAATT